GCCTACTTCTATACCCGTGATGAAGCCATTTTCGCTCACCTTAATGCTAATCAGCAGGCATTCATGGAATTCCAGAAAATTCACCTTGAGGAAATGAAGGAGGCGATTGCCCAACTGGGTTCAGCCAACGCCAATCTCGTCCAGGCTTTCCTTGAAGGTATCCGACTTCTAGTGGTCAATCAACAAAGCCAGCAAGTGCAGGTGAATGTCTTGGGGACAGTCCCACAGGAACAATTCACCCCTAGACCCCGAAGCGAGATTGAAGAATTCAAGGCTGACCAACTTCAAATTACCACTGCCACCAAAAGCGCCGACGAACACCCCGATTGGAATGCGCACATCTCAATGGCGAAGCTATTAGGAAAGTATGACCATTTGCCACCAGAAATGATACAATATGGACAAAAGGTAGGTATGCTACCTGACTCGCTTCCTGGTGGTTTGAAGAAGATGGACGTTCCACAACTTGAACCCCCAAGCGAAGATGAGTTCAATGACTTGGAGATTTAATATGAAAAGCTACGTTGGTCTAGGGATCATGCACTACCCAAATGCCCTTGAGGTTGCCACAGAGGTGAATCGCTTAGGGTGTACTGTAGCAAAGTCTTTGGGCAATGCTGGATATTTAGATGAAATTGCCAAGCAAGTACCCCCAACCACTAAACTAATTGAGAGATGTTGGTGGGGCGTTTCAGGCAGTGGCGATAATCCCGATCAGTTCGTAACTTACACAAACCCCCAGGACGGGGTAGAAACCTGGCTCAATTGGGTAAGGGGCGATATTGCCACCTTATCTATCTCTAGTCATGTAAACCAGTTCTATGTAGAAGGTCATAACGAAATCGGGAACATCCGTCAGTATTATGATTTTGAAGCTGCGCGGGCGAGAACCCTAAGAGATCGCTATGGGCTGAAGTCCGTTGTTCTGAATACTGCCGTAGGCAATGACCGCAATTGGCAATGGGCAAAAGAAAGCGGACTACTAGATGCCATTCGAGATACCGATAGCCTTATTGGTTATCATGGCTATGCTGGAATGATGATTAATCTCTGGCACGGCATGGCGCAAGCAATCAGTTCTCCCAATGATTACAAGTTGCTGAAACCTCCCCAGTGGTATCGTGAAAACAGGTCCATTCTCGGACCCGAAGTAATGGATTCATGGTTAACCTTTCGCTTTGTGAGAGACCACGAAACCCTGAAGCAAATGGGGTATGGCGATTTGAAGTTTGTCCTTACCGAGTTGGGCATTGACAATGCCGGACGTGAAACCTATACGCTCTATACTGGCGGTCAGGGAAGACGGTCATGGCGCACTTGGGGAGAAGATTGGTCGCGCCTTGGTTTTGGCAATGACCCCAAACAGGTCTATGCCGAAGAATTAAAATACGCACATGACCAGATGGAAACCTACAAGGACTTCTGTGTAGGCGGCGCGGTATTTACCTATGGGTCTGATCCAAATTCGGATTGGGCAGCTTTCGACATTCGCGGCACTAGCGTTTTAGACAAGTATGCCGCCCTATTGGTTACGGATATACCACCAAAAGAGCCTGAGACCCCACCTGTGGTGATTGTAGAGCCTCCGGTAGTCACCCCTACAGAACCAATAGAGGAACCGCCAGTGGTAACACCCTCTGTTCCTCCTGTGGTTCAACCCGAAATTATGCAAGCCTTCATCACGGCAATCAGCAATATGTCTGCCATGATGGTTCAGCTTGCAGTTGTGTTAGAGAAGCTCACCCTTCTCTTGGATAAAATGAATAAGGAATAAACCAATAAAATAGGAGAGTGAAAATGTCAGATATTATCAAGGGATTGCCATTTTACTATCTTCTCATGGCAATTCCGTTTGCGTTTTTTGTCGTAAAATCGGAAGAGGAAATTAAAACTTTTATGCGATATACGTATCGCCCCCCGCTCAGACCCAAAACCATTTTGGGAATGCTGTTCCTAGTGTGTGTATTCTCGCCGTATATAATTCCCGCACTTCCTTTCGTTGGCGCAGTATATTCTGTGCAATTGTTCTGGAAGTGGATTTGGGATTACAGCCATTAACCATAAGGAGAGTAAATATAATGTTGCTTAAGGTTGTAGTGGCCACTTGCTATGGACTTACCGCAATTGTGTGGATCGCGTCCCAAGATGCAAATGTGGGTATTGCGATGTTGAATTTGCTCAGTCTCTATATTTTCATTACGATTGACCATAAGGAGAAGAAAAATGGATAAGGCAGTTAAGACAAAACTACATAAGATTTTCTTTCGGCAACAACGCACCGAAATTACTACCGATAAGGGCGCGAAGAAAACTCTCATCATTGAGTGCAATGCGTATATTGGTCACATGCCCGAAAACATTCGGGCGTGGCGTCAACATGACCTATTCGTAATTGGGGAAGTAAAGTCTTACACGCGCTCCGCCCTCTCGGAAGCGAAAGACAACCTTTTCAATCACCCTTTCGCATTTTTTGTAACCAATAAAACGGAAGGTTTTGTAACTCGCGCCTATTTAGAAGTTGCACTGAATGACCATCTCATTCCCTTGTGGAATACTTTCACATCCCAGAAATCAGAACCACAAGAAGATGCGCTGGCTACACAGACCCTAGAACCGATAGAGGAAGCTGAGGTCGTTCTTAGAGAACTTAACCTGAAAACAGGCACAAAATGAAGCCCATCATCCACCAATACGGATACTACGGAAAAGGCGAGTCCGATCTTAAGGAATTATTCAAGTGGTTAACCCTGAATAACGGACTCTTGTTGGACATTCGCACAACCGCCAAGTCCCAATGGTTGCCCCATTGGAACAAGAAGCAACTTGTGGAGGCATTGCCCTCGATGTATGCCCATTTACCTGAGTGGGGCAATGTGAACTACCGCGAAAAAGGGACCATCAAAATTGCCAATCCCTCTATGGGTCTTGCAAAATTTGAAAGATTACTTGAGGATAACAGTCCCCGCGCTCACATAGTGGTCATGTGCGCATGTAAGTATTACGACAAATGTCACCGCAAGGTCATTCTGAATTTTCTCGCCTCTAAGGGTTATGTAATTGATATTGAACCCATTCTGTAATACACTTAGGCGAACGTTAACGTTCACTTAAGTGGAGCAATAAAATGTTGAAGAAATTTAAGTTCGCACTCGTAGCATTGGTACTCCCTGTGCTATTTGCTTTTCCTGTGGTCGCTTTGGCTCAAGGCGATGATGAACCCCCAGTGGTTGTACAACCTCCGATCATTGTTGTTCCCGACGAACCCTCTCCTGTAGAGAATGTGGTGGTCCGTTTGGCAAATCTGATTGAAAACATGCTCGCGGCTGGCGTGGTCATCAAAATTGGTGTGGAATTTGTGAAGTCTGGTGCCCGCGCTTATGGCTTTGACGAAAACACTAAGGGATACGGCTTCCTGATTCGCCTTCTGGTTTTCGTGGTGGCAGTTGGTTACGCGGTTTCTCGCCAAGTCAATCTGCTAACCGAATTCCCCGAACTGCTTGGATACGGCTCTGATCTGACCTTCTACGTTGCCTCTGGTTTCTTGGTGGCAGGTGGCTCTTTCGCCGTACACGAGCTTACTGTGTTAGCTTCCATCTTGCGTAAGGGAACCACCAAGGCGTAGAATAACCCAGACCCTTTCTAAACAAGACACATTGCCCCTTCACAGGGGCTTTGTGGTTTGTTACCATAAGGAGTAGGCTTCTCAACAGCTATCTATACTCCAACTAAAATATGAAACGGACTTCAAGGGCTTGCCAGCCCTTTGTTGTTTTTGTTATACTAGGATTACATTTTTCTTTCCCTCCTATAAACTAAGAGAAATTACCTGCCCCTAACGCTCCCCACTCTCCGGCGAAAGGGACTTTTCATTTACAGAGAGGTGATCTATAATGGTCTTTAACTGTGATAGCTCACCTCAATGGTGATAACAGATAAACGCAAAAACCGCTCGATGGCGGGATGCGTAAAATCCAAGTTTGTCGATACGGATTATACCAACAGGAGCCTCAAAAAACCATGAATAAATATGATGCGATAAGCAAATTGATTCAGTCTATTTGCAAATTAGGTTCTGATAGAAACGCCCAAAATCTAGAAAACACCAAATCTTTATTTGCGCAATTGTCACTACAATTTAGACATGACCCCCAAACATTTAGAAAACTCATTACATTGGTTTATTTCGACCAAATAATGTCCATTAACGAAATGGCGTGTTCGATTGGAGTTCATGGTTCCGAAATTGAACCATTGGTGGGTGATTATTTCACTTCCGAATGCTTGTCGTGCCAAGAAGACATTTACTTTTTTGCAGATTCTATAGAAGCAAGAGATAAATTTTGGAATGATCACGAAAATTTTGAGAACAACGGCGAACCAGAAATCACGGAATATTTAATCCATCACGCACGAGAACACTTTTGCGATATTTGTTGGGCAGAAATTGCCGATAAATGGTATATGTCCCATTTAGACAAAGAGCAATTGGACTACATTAAAGAATTGAGAACAATGCCATATCAAGAGTATCTCAAGACTGATCATTGGCAAGATTGTAGAAAACAAGCAATTAAAAGAGCAAAACACCGCTGCCAATTGTGTAACTCTAGGACAAAACTGAATGTTCATCACCGCACTTATGAGCGGAGAGGTCACGAAAGAGATGATGATCTAATTACTTTGTGCGAATCATGCCATTCAATTTTTCACCAAGCATCAAAATTAGCAAAGAGATAAGCAATGACTAATCAAGAGACAATCAAATCAATAATGGTATCTTTTTCTGGGCAAGCTAACATTATCGTTATTCCCAGAATCTATATCGTCATCTGTGAATACGATCACCGAATGGCGTCCTTCTTAAATCAATGTATTTACTGGTCAGATCGTAGCACAATGGGGAATGGGTGGTTTGCCAAAAGCCAAAAAGAATGGTTTGATGAATTGGCAATTCCTCGTGACGCCGTAATGCGTATTACCCAACAGCTAAAAAGCAAGGGATGGATTCAGACCCAAAAGAAGATGTTTAAGGGCGCTCCGACCACTCATTATCGTCCAATAATGGAAAAGATAATCGATGCCATTTCGACAGAAATTAATAACCGATTGTCGGGAAATGCCACAAACGATTGTGGTGAAACGCCACAAACGATTGTCGGGAATCCCGACGCTCTTCTATATACAGAGAATACATCAGAGAATACAGACAAAGATTACATTAATGATCACCCTCAACTTCCTAATGGTGATTACCAAATTGAGCAGGTACAATTAATCTCAGAGGAATGTATGAATGAAACAAATTACACCAAGAATACATTTTCTGGACTAAAACCAATAGGAATTAATGGGGATAGTTCTCAAATTCAACCCACAAGGCGTTCGGGCAAATATAAAGCAGGCAATTTCTCGAATTTGGAAAAGATGATTTTGCGGTTAGCCGTTGCCAGTCGATTAGAATGGAAACATGCTGATAAGCTCCTTATGGTGACAGATTACGATACGACAAAAAAGGAACACGTCACCATTAACCTTAATATCCTATATGACGAGTGCGAAGAATACAGAACATTTGTAGAACAAGTTGTTAAGCCAAAAGTATTAAAGATGCGCCATAAAGAAAGTGGGCGCGTGGGTCACGACAAGTTTATAGATCAACTTGTGAGAGACACAACTCGCTTTAGTGGTTTACAACGTTACCTTCAGGGTCAAGAACGAGAAGAACTGTTTATGAGTGTAGAGGATGCGTTTGCAGAATGAGCGAAGAGAGTTTTTTCAGAAAAGATTTCTTGGATTTCTTAGAGGAACTTGTCCATCTAGGGATTTCTGTCCCTGACATGGTAGATGAATACCTTGTCTCTAGGTGCCACTTGGTTGATCACATGACACCCAAAGGACAGGTAGAAGCCAGTAAATTGCCTAAAACCACCAGGGTATTACAAGAATGGCATGAATTCAGGGATGCGTGGATGGTTAAGGACTTGTCGAATCTTTTTTCTAAAGACAATTGTGTTCGCGTCCTTGAAATGCGTACCCCCTGTAGTCCGCCTGACGATTTTTATGATAGTGAAGACCCATCTGAGGACAGTCCCACAGACCGTAAAATAGAATTAGGAGAAAGTAAACATGAATGAATCTGATAAAGCAAACGCTACTAATTGGTATCACGTTCTTTATGATCCCGATGATCCGATGCCTTTCCAATTGCGCGATGCGCGTTCTACCGTTATCGTTAGAAGCGCCACAACCCTTGAGGAACTAGGCAAATTGTTTGCTGAGCAAGCTGCGCTTGACCTCGATCTCGATCATCAGCGTGAAATCGCCATGCTAAAAGAGGAACTTGCCGAATTAGATGAACGACAGTCTGTTGCTCTAATGCGGTTAGATGAGTTAACCCTTAAGGGTAAATAAAAACTCCACATCTGTGGAATCCTTGAACACTGTCGTTTATCGTACCTTCAAGGGTGAGTATACCAAATTGACCCTTGCAGGTGCAAATACAAATGTGTTATATTGGTGATACCATGAGGTGCTATCGGGGACTTCATCGACTGTTAATCGAAGTATGCGAGTTCGAGTCTCGCCGCAGAAATGCGTAGCTCAATCGGCAGAGCATAAAAAGCTGTTTCCGAACCAACTTCTTCATGGCGCTATTATATGGTTTAGATTCACGACTGTGAGGCGAATGGACGGGGCTACTCCGACTGAAAATCAAAATGTGCCTCTCCACACACAATTCTTCACAGCGCAATTATTTAAGAACTACGAGGTGCATGTATGGGGTGCTTCGACGACAAACCGTGATCGACGGTATGAAATCCGTCCATTCCAAATTGGGATGTAGCTAAGTCTTCAAAGCAGCGGTTATGAAAGTCCTGTACAGACAACTTCTTCGTAGCGGTATTATCACCATGAGGTGAGTTGGGGGTCTGCTTCGTATCGGTTAACGAATGGCTCTATGCCATTAGCGGTTCAAATCCGCAATGATTCTCAAAAAACCTTCTTCATGGCGCAATCATCAAGAGAACGCCTTACAGTGGCGTCACAATAGAGAATAAGGCAATTATCTAAGGTTCGGTTTGATTATACCCCAAAAGGAAGGTTAACATGGGGCGCGTACAAAATAAGTTCGTTAAAAATTTGAATCCTTACGATGCAACCACTGAGGTGAATTATGAAGGGTTTCCTACTTTCCAACGCAGTGATGAAGAGGCTTACCTTCAGGTGCTTCTCACCAATACGCTTGGGGGTACGTTCTATGCGTCTGAAGAGAAGTTGCTCCGAGAATCTCTGGGTCTCCATGCCCAAATGACGCAGGACAGTCCCCAGTTTGCGGCAAAGGCAATTGTCTATGCCCGCAATGAGGGATTGATGCGTATGCAACCCGTTATTGGGTTGGCGCATCTGGCTAAACGACACCCCCAGATTGCCCGACAGATTTTCAGTCGTGTGATTCTAACTCCTGGTGATCTGGCGGACTTCGTGGAGATTGTTCGGGGTGGCGTGGTGGGCTCTAAGGGCATGGGACGTGCCATTAAACGCATGATTGCCAATTGGCTTCTGAATTTGAGTGAATACCACGCCCTGAAGTACGCTACAGGTGGTCAGGGGTATGCTATTCGGGATATTCTGCGTCTAGTGCATCCCAAGACCACCAGTGAGAAGCAGAACACTATTTTCATGTATCTAACTCAACCCGATAAGTGGCTTGATACCCGCAGTCGCGCACTTACGCCTCAGCTAGAGGCATTTGAAATGCTTAAGAAATCACCCCCTGACGAATACGAGGGATTGATTGCCTCTGGCAAGCTGCCCTACGAGATTGTCACGGGGGTGATTCAACCCGACAAATCCCTGTGGTCTTCTCTCATGCGTCAAATGCCTTATATGGCACTCATGCGCCACCTGAATACCTTGCAAAAGGCAGGGGTCTTGGCAGATCAAGATAACGCCGCGTATGTGGCAACGCGCATGAATGACGCAGAGAATATCCATAAAGCCAAGATTCTGCCCTTCCGTTTGTTCACGGCTTATAAGATGTTCAACCCTCAGAATCATGTTGAGCAGGCGGTTAGTGAGTCGTTGGTCAGTGCAATTGACAAAAGTTTTGTGAACCTGCCTGACCTTGAGGGCGTAATCTGCATTGCCCCAGACGTAAGCGGGAGCATGAGTGGGCAACTGACTGATAAGGGTGCTACGCGCTTCATTGACGTGGCGGGTATTTTCGCGGCTGCGCTCCTGAAGAAGAGCAAGATGAGCTTGGTCTTGCCCTTTGAGTCTCGCGTGGTGCCTATCAAGCTCTCCGCACAGGATAGCATGATGACTACTGCTAATCGCCTTGCCGCCATTGGTGGCGGGGGTACTAGTCTGAGTGCGCCCATCAAACAATTGATAGATGATCGGACCAAAGTGGACATTTTCATTGGTATCACCGACAGCGCGGAATGGGTAGGCAGTGGCTTCGTGGAACTGTGGCAGCAGTATAAGCGCCATGTTTCGCCCAAGGCAAAAGCCTTCTTGATCCAGTTGGCTCCCTATCGCCATGCGGTTGCACCACAAAACGAGCCAGATGTGTATTACATCTACGGATGGAGTGATAGCATCCTAAAGTTCATTGCGCTAACCGCTAATGGTCTGGGTACACAGGTAGATGCTGTAAATAAGTACGAACTCTGATATAATCATCTCTGAATTCTTTATTTGGGCTTTACCTACCACAAAGAGGACTTGCATACGCAAGTTCTTTTTGGTATCCTTATTGGTATCTGAGCCGAAGATTTGGACTACTTCGCCTTGTAAACGAACCTGAATCACTCACTTGTTCAGATAGAACCATAAAACAAAGAACCGCTAGGTGCGGTTAGTCGCTAGATTTCAATTACGAGGTAGCAAGGAGTTTACCTTATCCAGCGACGAAAAGCAATCGGAACAAAAGGATAATGCGATGGTAAACGAATTAACTCTTATAGAATCAGTCTTTTCTGAGCTTCAGCACCTTCGGGGTATTGAATTTCTTCAGAAGATAGAACTGCTTAATCAAGAAACTCAGGAGTTTCATGTTTTCTATCTAGCAGAAGTACGTGGAGCAAAGGTACTTTTTGATAGTGCGGGTCAGATTTGGATGAACGAGGCGGAAATTGCTCGTGCTACTGACATGAGCGAACCTGCTATTGCAATGGCGATTAAGCGTCTTATGGAAAGCGATTTGTCAGAATTCGTGTCACTTAACAGATTGTTAAGTCGTGATCGGTCTGGTCGTGAAGTTGAGTTGACTTTCTTCGACGAGGAAACTGTTGCAGCGATTATCACACGCATGAATAGGCGCTCAGTTAAGGCAATGGAGTTCCTAAAAGAACGCAAATCAATCATTCAGGCAGTTCGTGGTTTATTTTTCGATTATGCCCAATTAACTTCAAGGCGTAATCAGGAACTTCAGCTTGAAGCCTACTATGCGAAACGGGACCTTGAGGATAGAATGAGACAAGAATTAGAAGACCATTACGGAGGAGAAATAGAATGAACCAAGAAACTTTTATTCAGTTGCATGAAGAATTGAAACACCTAGAGGACTGTCCTACACAGGTATCCCATCCGACTACAGGACAATCTTGCTGCGGATTTTGCTATGCTTCGCTTAGGGATGGGCAATGCGAAAATGCTGATTGTACTGTCTATCACAAAGCAGAACGCGTTCTGGAAATCAAGGAAAAACTCAGCCCCAATTGGATTAGCTTAACTATTTATAACGATTGGGGGTATAACCATCTGGTTATTCTTAGTTATCCATTAGGTGACTATTATCGGAATTGTCCTCGGATTGAAATGGCAGATGAAACTGCCCAATTGACTGCTCGATTCCCCAGTGGCGAAATCCGTACTATTACACTTCGCAAACAACCTCACTATATGACAGTCAGTGATATGGGACAGTCTTATGGTGTTAAATCGTGGACTTACGAAGTGCTTTACTCTGTTGATGGAGTTGTTACAATCATTTCGTTAGACCAGCTAGAATATTTAGCCGAAGAAGTTCTTGCATTGAGTTCAAAAAAACCACAAGAACCAAAGGAACCAAGTGAATATGTGAAGTATTTACTGAATTATGGGAGAGAAATAGAATGATGCCCCTTGAGCGTTTTAAGGAAGCGATTAATGCCGTAACTACTCTAAATATCTTCTTGAATGATTACGGCGAAGAGTTAGAAAAACTTTGCGATGAAGCGGTTGCCGTTGACGATGAGCAACAAGTCCGAAAGAATGAGTGATACAATGCGAATCCGTAAATTAACCCCTAACGATGTGTGCGTGAGTATCCGTTTGCAGACCGTACAGGAGCCTCACATTTACTGGGTAAGTTGTCGTTATGGGTCTCTTGCCGTAGACAGCGAACCTAGTTTTGAGGGATGGGGCGAAGAAGAATTTCGCAATTCCCCTGAATATGACCTGTGTGTTATCAGCGCACTTGAAGAAATGCAATCTCTCATGGAAGACATTCTTAATGACTTAATGCGCTTTGTGGTTGAGGACAGTCCCCAAGAAAAGGAGAAAGAAAATGAATTACTCTAAACTTGAAGATTGGGAACTCGAACGAGAAGTTCTGAAAGCACTGGGGTGGAGTGTTAAGGATTCCAACATGGATTCTTTCTTCTTGGTTGACCCTAATGGAAATAAATATGTTGAAATTCATGATGTGCCTGAGAATACTCTTGATGGTGCATGGAAGCGCCACTGGGTAGTTTGCCAGAACAACTACACCGACAACATGGAAGAGGCGCTTTCTCTGGTGGGCGACAATCCTTTCCGCCTTGTTCGAGAACCTCATTTTCTTGTTGATGGCAAACGAGAATATTATTGGCACGCTCAATTTAACTTTCCCTTGGTTGAAGTAGATAATGATGATCCATGTCTTGCAATATGTTTGGCGTGGTTAAAATGGAGAGGAAGAAAATGAATGACATAATGCTTGATGATGCTGATACGCAAACTTATGAGAGCCTGTTGGCAAAATGGCGAAATGCTGATGCGCGATTGGAACAACTTAGGGTTGCCTATCGGTCTCAAATGGAAGTGCTAGAAAAACGCCTATTTCACGATAGTTGCTGTGTTTATCGCGTTGAAGAAGAAATGCAGAGGCTTCGTGAAAGCGATGAACACAGCAACTATCGTGAAATAGAACAGGAATGCCGCGATCTCAAATATGAAATTGAGGTTCTCTTGCGTAAAGCCCTCCAAGAAAAAGAAGGAATTCGATGGGCAACTATTAATCTTGAGTTGAAATAAATGGACAGTAATCCAGAGTTTCTAAACAATGACGTTATACGGCATGTCCGTCAGATGCGCGTGTTGGTTGGTTTGGATGTTCCGTATATCAGACTCCGAACTGAGCAATTAGAAGAAATCCTTGTTCTTGCCGAAGCATATGTGAAAGAACACACTCCGCATGAATCAGAAAATGATGTTAACCGATAACCAAAAAGAGAACCTTAAGAGGATGTTGGCGAACTCTTTTGGGGAGGATACTACCAAGCTCTATGAGTTGCGCCAACTTGACCCCGACATTTTCCCCTCAGACATGGCATTTGAACGCTTTGTCTTTGAGGTCTTGCTCAAACTTGCTGCGGCAGGGGGGATACCCTTACCCAAAGAGGTTATCCCCTTTCTGGATAATGACCCTCACTGGCAAGAGAATGGAAGGGTTTTATTGGAAACCCTTCTTGGTTTTTCCACCACTGACGGACTTATCACTTCTTACGTAATTGCCTTCAGAGATTATCAGGAAGCCATTCGTTTGAGGACAGTCCTCGAAAAGGGGATTGCAGACCTTGAAGATGGCAAGGTGGGGATTACTGCTGCTTATGATAAGTTGGTAACGGGACTTCACAAAGCCGCACCTAAGAAGAAGTCTTTTTCTTCAGTTGGTGGGCATGATCTGGCAAAAGACTGGCGAAAGTATGTAGCGGGCAATCTGGCGCAAGCGCGTGCTGGAAATGCCATTGGTCCACGCCTACCCTTTGAAGCCACATGGGAAATCGTGCCTTTCATCAAGCGCAAGGAAGTCCTTATCATCGAAGCCATCTCCAAAATGGGGAAGACCAACATCATGGCGTATTCGGCAGACTATATTGCCCATCGCCTTGGTGGTTTCGATGTATTGTTCTGCCACCTCGAAACTGATGCGCTCACCATGCACAGTCGCTATATGTCCCGTCGCATGAAAATCCCCTTTAACTACCTTGAGCAAGGGTTCTACTACAAAAATGGAGAACAGATATTCCTCGACCTTGGAGCGCCACCCTGGAAAGAGTTGGCAGATAAGTTGGACGAAGACATTGCCCGCGCCGAGAAAACAATGGGAGCCATTAGTTACTTCCATTGTGTGGGTGCCACCCCAGAGGATATAAGTGTGGAAATTGCCAAGCGTAAACTGCTGGCAGAAGCCAAGGGACGCATCCTCGTGGTGATGATTGACTACTACCAACTGATACGTTGGCAGCAGTATTCCAAAGACATAGTGGAAGGCACTAATCAGGTTGCCAGCGCAGTGAAGGAATTGGCTGAAATTCATGACGTTCCTATTATCATGTCTGCTCAGGGTGATCCCAAAACCAACTACGAAACCGATGAAATTTCTATCCGCTATGCCAAAGATGCTGCTATCCGAGCGCAAGCTATTCTTCGTATCGAGCGGTTAGTCGCCCTGAAAGACCTGCCTTTCTATGAAACCGCAGAAGACCGTAAAAGAGGCAAGATAGCCAGAAACGCTCTCGGCGAAGAGATGTTCTGGCACAAGGAAGGCGATTGGGAATCCTTCTTGGTCTTCAACTTCTACATCGGGAATAACATCAAGAAGGGGAAACTGCCCCATCCAATTCGTACCATTAATGAGTATTTTACTTTTCCCAAAGTTGGTTATTGACCCAGTTCTGAATGCAGTATATAATTAAATCTATAAGGAGAGTATTTATGCTAGACCTTCAGAAGATTTATAAAACCCACTATGAAGTTGCTAAGGGGCAGTGTGACAATCCTGATGTTCTGTTACGGGATTTGCCCACTAGCGCATCTCGCTACTGGTTGCTCATGGTGAATCAAATTTTTGTTCATGTGGATCGAGCAGAGCGGTTAGTGTTCCTCGCTGACCTTATTGGTGCTGATATTTCGACCACCAAGAGCCTGAAGTTAGCAGAGGCAATTGCCATTTTCCGAACCTTCTATATTTATGACCAAGACCAGCAGAAATGGATACCGAATGAAGAACTCCGCACTTGCTTACCAACGCATGAAGCTGAAGTCGAAACTCCTGCGTGAGTCTGCTGGTCTCTGTGAATGGTGTGGGACTGTCCCCGCTGACGATCTCCATGAGATTGTCAATCGGGGGAGAACCACTGGGGAAGCGAGAAGGTTGAGCTTTGTCCCCGAATTAAGCTGTGTGTTATGCCGTGTGTGCCATGATAAAGCGCACACGAGAAGTGGGCAGAAGGCGATCTTGAGTCTGAAGATTCAGTCCTGTGGTTATGGGACTGTCCTCAAGGCTCTGGAAACCCTGAAGCCCTATTGTTCAGGTCTAAAAGTTTACTTTGAAATAATGGAGGAATTAAATGAAGAAAATCTCGCAAAACTCGGTTGAATTATCTGAAACAGTAGAGGACCTTATTCATCAGCTTGCTCAAGGAATCGCTGACGAAATGTTCGATGAAGTGAGTTTTAAGAAAGCTAAGTTCGATATGCGCGTCAGCGAAGGGTTTGATGAAGCGTCTGTCTTTGTCATTAACGCTTTACATGACGCAGTAGGCATTGACGTAGTTGTCGAGACCCTTGAGTCAATTGACCTTTATATCTTTTATTCCAAGTGCTATATTCGGTTCTTAGAGATGGCAAAAGTATCTACCCTTAAAGAACCCATTGTAGATGTGGAACATGGTCGAGAGGGTACAAGTATCTCAGTTTCTAATGAAGACTTCGTATCTGCACTAAAGGTTCTCTGGGAAGAGTTCACCAAAGATTATGTCAAACCAACTGTCTGAAGCCATTCAGAAGCGCCTGAAGGCATTACAAACCATTGACCGATACGACCATGTGGAACGTATTGATACGGGTAGTATTGCCTTCAACCACCTGCTTGGCGGCGGATTTCCTCGTGGTCGTATGATAGAAGTCTTTGGCTTTGAGAGCTATGGGAAGTCTACCCTACTGGGAACGAGTGCGGCTCATCTGCTGCGCTCGGACCCCCAAGCAACGGTAGCTTACTTTGATGTAGAAGGGTCTCTCACTCGTGAGGAATTAGAGAAACGCTATGGTGCCGACATTGACCGCTTTGTGGTTAAACGTGGCAAACAAACTGCTGAAGATACCCTTGAGGAATTAATTGCTCTTGTCAAAGAAGATTTGTTCGACCTCATCATTCTGGATAGTATTGCCGCACTCTCGCCTTCCGAGGTAGAAGATAAGACAATGGGAGATAGTAGTATTTCCCTCTTGGCTCGACTTCTAAGCCAGAAGTTCTTTCCTCGTATCATGGGTCTGGATTACAAAGCCTGTCTCATCTTTACCAATCAGATGCGTTATAAGATTGGTGTAATGGGAGGGGACCCCACTACCACACCAGGGGGGCAAGCCAAGCAGCACTACTTTTCTGTTCGGGTCCGCCTGAACAAACCTGAAATCCTCCGAGACCGAACTACCCTTGTGGTGAATGGTAAGCCAAAGACCATTGAATCTGATGTAATTCAGGGATATATCTTCAAGGCACGAGCAACCAAGAACAAAACTGCGCCACTGTTGGTGAGCGAATCCGAAGTGTACTTGCGCCAATTCTCACATGGTTTAGACTTTGACTATGTGGCAGAGGCAGTGGATATTAGCAAGGAACTTATGGTGTTCACCAATAAGGATGGGGAGAAGATTTCAGGGAATGCCAAGTGGCTCTTTGGTGAAACGGAATTGGCTGTGGGTCGGGATGCCACCGTATCCCTTCTCTATGAAAATGTGCCCCTACGAGAGCAAGTATTGACAGCGTTAAAGGAGAAAATGAAGTGAACAAAGACCGACAAAAGTTAATCGAAGTTTTGGAATGGTTTTATAATAAGGCTGGTGTGCGAACCGAACGCTTTGCCCACGACTTCTACCAGAAGTGGGACATGTCACAGTCTCAAGCCAGGAAGATTGTTTATGGTTTAGAGGCGGCGGGCATGTTGGAGCGTTCGGGAGACAACAAAGCAGCCCATTATTTCTTATCTGATTTGGGGCTAGAGGTGCTAGTAGCCATTAAGGAAAAAGCATGACCGAACGAACCTTATCCTTGTTGGAAGCCATTGCGGTATCTATTCCCGCGTGGCTTGTAGAAGTAATAGTTTTGATTTACTACATCACCAATAGGCTTTCGCTAGGTCGCTTCGCCTTTTTGACTGCCGTGATTGTGGTTATCAATATTATCTTCACTCTCATAGTGGTCTGGGTTAACTTCGTTATCCTAACCGAAGGGAAGTTTAAGTCATGACCACTTACTACGTTTACGAAAATGAAAACTACCTTGAATCAGAGGGCGTAGAAGACAGCGCAAGCATTACGGCGGTTGACGTTCCATTGGATGCGCCGGATGAAATTCGAATCAACCGTGAGGGAGAACCGATAGCTATTCTTTATTCGTTCTTAAAGTTGAGCCTACCGGAGAAATATCTCTTGCACCTTGTGGTTATTGATATTTACAATGAGGAGCATCCTGACCAGCAGTATGAGCCAAAGCGTGATAGCCATTCACTTTGAGGTGACAGAAGACGATAGGGGTCTCTATTCAGTAGAAACTGGATATGAAGGTGATAAAAATGTTGATCTCAGTTTCCTATTGTCTATTGAGGAGTATGCCTATAGGACCCCTCACGAAGCGGCGCATCAATGCCTTAAGAAATTGGATTGCTATGCGCTTCAACAAGCACTGCGCTCACAGAACACGAGGATTTTCTTTGTGGTTTCTCTTGAGCTTTTAATGTTAGCCAATATCTATGCTAGAGAAAAGAATGTGAACTAATGGAAAACGAACCAGTAATCCTTCATTCGCGTGAACCATCAGAGATGTATCTCATGATGTGTTTCCTGTTGGTGTTCATCGGTCTCATGTTCTTTATCCTGATCCAGAGGATAGAAGCAACACAGGACCATCAAACATGGGTTTGTAATTACATGACTCAGCGTATTGAAATAAACCGCGATGGAGAAGGCATTACCGATACTTCTGTTGGTTTTCATCAGGCTTGCCCAAGTTAGAGGAGAGGGAAAATGGTAATAGCCAATAAATATAGTCAATTAGAAGATTGGGAACTTGAGCGCGAGGTATTGACGCGCTTGGGCTGGACGCTTCGTACCGATGCGTATAACTGGTTTCTAGTTAATCCAGAAGGTAAAGATAGGTGGCGGGAGCCAATTGAGGGAATACCTAAGCCAGATGATTTTTGGTATCGCCATTATGATGTACAAGGCAATCATACGCAGGAATTGGATATGGCATGGAGTTTGCCACTTGCTATTGGTTGTAAGCACCGACTTGAACAGCGGGAAGGACATGACACAGAGGCGTTTATTTACAAAACGAAAAGTGGAAATGAATACACAATAGGATATACCAACAACTCTAATGCTGCCCGCGCCTTGTGCGAGGCGTGGCTGTTGTTTAGGGATTATCAAGAGGAGAGTAAAAATGAGAGTCTATAAAACAGAAGATAATGAATATCTGCTCGAACAAGATGGGAAATATTTCACCCCCGATGGCGAAATTGTCAAAGCCCAAATTGGCTTGGTGGCAGCCGATCCGCTTGAGGGTGCCTTGGTCTCTTTACGCTATGCGCGTACCCACAAAATGATTGTGAATCAGGAAATTCATGATATTTATGAAGAAATTCCCCAACTCAAAAAGTTGGAAGCAGAAAAGGATTTTATTACGAAACTCGTAACGTCAGAAGAGCGCAATGTTCGCTCTCTGGCAGCCAAAGCCCACGAGAATGGCGAAGAAGTTCCCGCGCCCCTAGAGGTTTATATCGAGTTGGAGTATTCATACAATACCCCCAGGCTAATTGCGTATCTCTTGGAACAAAACCTGTGGGCATGTGTGAAGTTGGACGAGAAGGAAGTCAAGGATATTCTATCCAGACTTGCTCCTGAAATACAAGCGAATCTTGAAGTGAAGACCGTCCCCAAAACCAAGGTGACGATTCCGAAGGAATTGTAGTTGCTGAAATGGATGCTTATCCTATCTTTACTAGTTGGACCGCAGAACATGACCATTAATGGTGATTGGTGCAAGATTGAATCTGTTCCACAATTTTCGTATAACCCCTACGAATACTGGCAGCAATATTATCTTTCCTTGCAAATGGGAGATGAGATTAAGTTGGCAGAAGATACCGCAGGGGAATCGAACCAGGAGTGGGAACAGGAAACAATGGTTATGCCCAAGCTGTATTTCCCCTATCAATGTGCGATGGCTTTCGGAAATCGCGCCTTGAGAGATGTGGATGACCTCACCCCAGAGCAAGTGAAGCTGTTGGTCTTGCGCGAAGCGGCTTCGGGGTTTGAATATGGGAGAGGCATAGACCAATACAATAGGACTGTCCTCAAAACTCCCAGTCGCTTACTGTCTCTTTCCGAAAAAGAGGTGAGACTTGTTGCTTTGGTGGTTTACCATGAGTCGAGTGAAGGAGAATTTGGAGATGGCTTTAGTGCAATGCTCTCTTGGGTCGTGTTTAACGCTTTGGCAACCACCAGACACGTTTATCAGGTTGGAGGTGATGACCTCTATTTCGCCGTACTCAATGCAAAGTGGGAATCTGTTGCAAGTTGGCTTGGCGGTACAGACAAATGGGCAATCAACAGTCAGCACACAGCCCTTATCAGCACCGAAAGTTACAATCAAATCTATGAAATAGCATGGCAAGTTGCCTATGATTATCTTGAGGAAAAGCCCGATCCATCTAACCATGCTACCAATGCAATCAGCGTTCCCCAGAAACAAGCCAGTGTACTTGCCCCCACTGGGTACAAGACGGGAGAATACCTCAAGGGAAATCTGGAAGTCTATGCCGAACTCCTTCGGGGTTACTACGAATATTCAGGAAGCATCGGTGTAGCTAATTTCCTGATGACTCGTGGCACATTCTTTCGGGTAGAACATGGGTCTTATGCCACCACTATTGTGAACTGGCAATTCTTAATCCCAGATAATACGGAGCCAACTAATGCTAAGACTGAATGATGTCATTACGCTTCCCTTACAAGTTGGCACATGGGCTTTTATGTACCGAGGAGAAGGCGTAGAAAAGGTTAGTCAGAAATATAACCGAAAGAATATCGCACTCAAGATTCATCATCGACCCCTAAGACCAGATGAAACTATGGAAGAATACCTATGGGGAACCTTCTATTTGCCAGAAGCCCAGTATTCACCCTTAAGAGAAACCCTTGTGGTACAAAATCTTTGCGCGATGCGCGGACTTGCGCCACGAGTGTATGGACTTGAAACATGGACTGACCACTACGGCATGAGGCGTCCGGTGCAAGTAGTTGAAGACGCCGGAGAATCCGATTGGTCTGCTTCTGTTGATAGTGCGAAGACAGTCTACGACCAAATCATGCAGTTGGGAGACTTGCTTGGATTTACTTATCCTGGCTTTGATAACAGTGTAGTCAACTTTGTTGGTGGTAAGTGGGTTGATTTTCAGGGGTTTAGGCTTGCGCCAGACTATGAATGGCGCATGATGAACCGCTTTTGGGCAAGCACCAAATTTGGAGATCGCCCCTATCAATACCCCTTAGAGGATGTGGGGGAAGTAGATACCTGTCGGGATACACGGACGCGCATCAGTGACTTGGGATTGGATAATCTTGGATTTGTGCCAGAACGCATCTTAGATGTGGGGTGTTCTGGTGGTATGTTCCTTAATTACTTTGGGCGCGGTTTGGGAATTGACCACGCCAAGACTATTGAGGCAGCTAGAGAATACTCTATTTTTACTGGTGCGTGGAACGTGGATTATCAAGCAGAAGATTTGAACCAGTACCAAGCTGGACCCTTTGAGCAATATGATCTCGTATTATTCCTGAACGTATCGCATCACATTGGTCTTCCCCAATGGGTAAGGCGAGTTGCTCAGAAGCGAATTATCTGTGAGTTTCACGCTTCTGAGCAAGAGGAAGGAATGCAATGGGTAGAGAAGCACTTTGAAATTCTAAAGAGTTATCGTTCGGCGGATTATAAACGCTTAGTGGTTCATGGAGAAAGAAAATGAGCAGAGTTAGTATCGAATTTGTTGGCGAAGACCCTTGTATTCTAGCTGATGTAACAGACAACACGGAAGCAGAACGCATTATGGTTCTGAAGGCAGTAGAAAAGATTCGCTATGATCCCAATGGTGTTTGTCTTCTTATTGAGGAAAGCACTATTTGGCACCCCCCCGCTAAAGAAGATAAACGCATGATAGCGATTTGTTTTGATGGTGTGATCTTCTACCCAGAAGAAACCATTAAGAAAGTCGATCCGTTACAAGCCTTTGCGGAAAAGGATACTGAGGGTAATGAATCAGGGGGGAAAGATGCAGAAACAACAGACCAATAAGGGACGTGGAATTGAATACGTTCATTATACGCATAACATTGTGGCAGGTTGTCAGCATGATTGTCATTGGACTATGCCTGATGGTCAGTCTGCCAATTGTTATGCAGAAGATATTGCAGAAGGCGTGGCTTCTCCTTTTTACCCACAGGGGTTTGCTCATCATTACTGGCATCCTAATCGGATAGAAGAACCTTTAAAGGTTAAGGAGCCTGCTCGTATCTTTAATGGTTCAATGGCTGATGTATTTGGTTGGTGGGTGCCCGAATGGCAAATTCAGCAAATCTTAGATATGTGCGAACGCGCTCATTGGCACACTTTTCTTTTCTTGACCAAAAACCCTTTAAGATATAGAGATTTCAAGTTTCCGCCAAATGTGTGGCTTGGCGCATCAGTACCCCCAAGCGAGATTAATGGTAAAAAATTAACCTTGCACAAACAAGAGAAATTTCTGGATTATATCTTGGACATTTTGGCGAAATTGCCCGTAGCGGTCCGCTGGCTCTCTATTGAACCATTTTCATGGGATATGAGTATCGTCCTAAACCGCAAAGCATCTGATTGTATCCAATGGGCAGTGGTTGGTGCTGCCAGTCGGGGAAATACATATTACCAACCTGATCCACAACACCTTCGAAATGTATTATCCGTGCTAGATGGGCATAAGACCAAAGTTTTTTTCAAGGGTAATCTGAAGCCCTCTCTGGGGACTGTCCTCGCCCACTGGCGCGAAGAATACCCGCAAGAATTAAGAGAAACTAAACAGGAGAAGATGTTCTAATGTTAACCGCAAAGGAATTTCAGACAGAGGCGGCAATCCAGAAGCATGGTCGCACAGCGTATTTAGTTGATGATATTGTGATGGGTGCTTCTTGGAGTGAAGCCTTTTTGGACCTTGAGGTTGCTCGTAGTTACGCGCTCGAAATTTCAGGGATTGAACCAGAGGATGCTATCTGTGTATGGGAATTAGATGAATCTTTGCATGAGTACGAATGGTTGTTAAGTATCTTTATTGATGGAGAGGAATGGATTAGGAAAAATGCAGTGTCCTAAATGTCACCCAGAGGAAGGAGAACCCATATCTTTTTGCGGGTTTTGTCATGGTAGTGGATATGTCCCTGATGGAAGCCTTTATTATCGACGCGATACAGAAGGAACTGGATATATTGAAATCTCTAAATACAGCACCGAACAAAAAGCTAAACTCCTGGTTTATCGTGGTGGAATTGGCGCTATACGAACAGACTTAACCCTCAAAGAAATGCAGGAATTGTGCTTGGTTTTGTTGGAGTTGGTATGATGAATAAGAAACGACAAGTAGAATTACTCTTACAGGCATACGCTCTCGGATATATTATCTTTTCCAAAGGGGAAAGACCTATAGAAATGACTGCTAAGGGTAAGTTATTCTTGAAGAATTTCATTAAGATGTATGGCGTACCAGATGGATATGATTCCAACAACCGAGAAAATCAGATAAGGGCAATACTAGCAGCAGTATCAGCATTGCAAAGTCTTGCCCAAGAGATTGCTAAGGATGTCGTTAACTCCATTATGAACGGAGAAGATAAATGATGGCATTCACCCCAGAATTGCTCGCGGCAATTCATCGGTGGTATTTACTGGCAGACATTCAGAAGCGTGGGCAACTTCCCCTGTGGTTGCGCTATACTCATAGGATGCTTTGTCCACTTAATAGAGAGATGAAAAAATCAGTGTTGCAAAATATCTTGTTTGAAGTTAAGTCGGAAGGATTTATGGGGTTATGATAGATAAAACACAAGCAATAATGATAATTGTGTCAGTATTGGTCTTCAATCTCGCAATTGCTTATGGCATACCAGCGTTTTTGGTAGCATCAGATCGCCCTTGGTGGGCATTGATAGTTGTTTGGTCATGGGGTTTTCTCAACAATTACTATACCAATAGTAGAAAAAGCCGCTATGAATGACATTCTCTTGGAGATAGGACTTCCGGAACCACCAGAAGGTTTCGACAGAAATGAATTTGAAAAGAAGGTTACTGAACTAATTACTAGCGCATTCGCCATTCCTGTTTTTGTCTTTAGTCATCCCATTTATTCCAGATGGGAACAAACCAAAGGCGAAATTAAATTGATTATGCGCCTTACCAATGAAGAGACCGAAGAACTGTTTGATGCTCTTAAGGTAGCAGTTGAGCATAGCTTTTGGACATCTGAGGATGCTATTGAGTGGCTTAAAACAAAGTGCCTGGCGGGTGAAACTCTAGCGAGGATTAAAGAGGATTTGGCAAAATGGATATAAATAAAATTTTAGACATTCGCGCCTTACTTGAACCCGATGAGAAGATTATGCTCTACGCATTGGTTCGAGGACTGCGACCAACAAATATCCTTGAAATTGGTTCTGCCTTTGGCGGGTCTGCCAGAATCATACATCAAGCTATGCTTGCTAATGGTTGCGGGAATCTGCATTGCGTAGATATTAACCCGCAGCCAGAATTGGAAGTTTTTGTCGACGCCTTACCCGATGTTGCCCTGATTAAGGGTAGTAGCTGGGACTTGTATGCAAGCCGACGAGATACTGAGGCTAATATTCTATTTGACTTCGTGTTCATTGATGGCGACCATTCCTATCGAGGGGTGAAGCAAGATATTGAGTGTGCGCTTTCAATGTCAGAACTGGGGGCAGTGCTGCTCTTCCATGATGCTCATAATCCAGAAGTTAAGCGTGCCATTAGTGATTCATTGCACTACTTCGGGGTAGATTGCGGAATCTTGACAGTTCATGCACCCGTAGATAAGAATACCAATACCACTTGGGGTGGTCTGAGAATGTTGAGGCTGAAATGAGACAGAAAATTTATACCAAAGAGGCAGAAGAAAAAGAGATCGAACTTCTTAGACAGGAAAGAAAAATTGATATAAGAGTTGCAGAATTATCTGGATTGAAAGTTAGCTTTCCGGTTCATAGTTGGGAATATACAGTGGATGTTTACGTTACTGATAATGGGAAAGAATATAGATTATTGCCTCATTATACCCAGAGCCTAGATGCTGCATGGGAACTCTTGTGGTATCTACAGAACGACCGATTAACCACTAAGGACATGGTTCATCTTTATGGGTTGAGAAGAGAAGACGCCGCACTGTTCCTTTGTGAACAATTTATCAAGTATAAGGAAGCTGAAAATGGAAACCGATAACAAGACGGTTCTGGAATTCCTGATTCGTGGTCGTATTGATGATTACGGCATTATGCTTATGAGGAATAGGTACGAACTTGATCGGAGCCGACGATTAGAAAAAGATGCCATTGAGTTTCTAGTTCGTGAGCGCGAGAAACAAGAATCCCTTGAAAAAGAAAATGCCGTACTTGAAGGAGTAATAAAAGCAATGAAAGCCGCTCTGGGGGAAGCTGAAAATGGAAGTTGATAACAAGGCAATTGCGGAACTTATCATTCGTGGTCAACTTGAACATTACAACCTTCTGTTCATAAGAAGTACGGAGGCTTACGCCTATAGCGTTCAGAGAAAAGAAGAGGCTACGAAAATAGTGATACAAGAAGCGTTGAAGCAAGATGCTATGCGAGAAGATAAGGTCAAAATGGAAAAGTACATAAACTATCTAAAAAATAAGTTGGCGGAGTTGCAAGAATGAACGAGAAACTTAAAGAGGTCTACGATTTCTACAAGGCACATCCTAATTTGCGCCGATCCGTTATTCGAGCAATCACTTGCTTATATAATGATCTAATGTATGATGCGTTCTTGACTGAAGATTATGGGTTTATTCCTATAAGAACAGTAGAAAACGCAGATTCGGAATTGCAAGATGGGGATGTTGTGTTGTTAACAGGTTACACCAACCGAAACGATTTGGGCGCATCTTGGTTTCAATATCTATATCTCGGAAAAGAGTCTGAACCATGAGTCTCAATGATGTGCTAAATACACCCGCCCAACTTCTGTGGGAAGAACGTCTAATGCTTTATGCACTGGTTCGGGGTTTGCGTCCTACCAACCTTTTGGAGATTGGTTCCTTTTATGGGGGGTCTGCTCAACTTATTCATGCCGCTATGATTGCCAATGGAAAGGGACATTTATGGTGTGTGGATATTAACCCCGTAAATGAAGGAAGAAAAACCATTGAGGGATTACGATGGGCAGAATTGCATATTGGGAACAGTAGTGAAGTAATCCCCGCGCTTGGCGTTAACTTTGACTTCTTCTTCATTGATGGCGATCACTCTTGCGCAGGCGTGACCGCCGATATTCAGGCTTGTCGTCCGTTGTGTACCCCCAAAGCAGTTCTGATTTTCCATGATGCTTTCCATGAAGCCATTAAAAGAGCCATTGACGATAACCTTGATGGTTTTGTGGATTGCGGTATTCTCAGTATCTATGGGAACAATGACAGTTATGGGTCCGCGTGGGCGGGTTTAAGAATGCTGAGAAAAGCATGGTAAATATCGGATTATGTATCTCGACCTTCAATCGATTAGATTTGGTAAAACGTTGCTTCCACTCTCTCTATCCCACGATGCAGCGCAAGAATATTACGACATTCGTAATGGATGACGGATCGGGAGACGGAACTGAAGAACATGTGGCAGACTTGCCATTCATTTACCCATTGGCAAAAATGGATGTTCATCTTTATCAGTTTACCCTGAATGCCCATCGCAGACGAATGGAACTTATATATTTTGCCAAAGCTATGGACTTCATAATATTCCTTGATAGTGACGTTCTCTTTCTGGACGACTCATGGTTGGATCGCCTTCTTGCTCCCTTTGGGGACAGTCCCCAAATAGGAATTACAGGCGCACATGGTTGGTTTGTTAGACCGGACTGGTGGAAAGATGAAGCGCCGCTAGACCTTACGGGTGCAGTAGATTGCGTATCGGGATATTGTATGGCAGTCCGGTCTCCTGTGTTTAACCTCCCAGATTTTATGGACATAAGGTATGATAAAGGTGGATATTGTGGCAGCGGGGATGACAATGCCTGTGCTGTAGCAATCCAAGCTGGATATGAGGTTTGGCAAGTTGCCAGTCTGCCCATCCAGCATACCTATGCCGGAACCACCAATAAGGGGGTTGGGGCATTTGAAAAGAATCGTGTGCTGTATCGTTCCATTTGGGAAAATCAGCGCGTAGTGAAATTTGAGAGAGAGCTTCCATGAATTTCAACAAAGTGTGTAATCTATCCGACTTTGATTTCCTCTTAGAAGACATTAAGGAAATCTTTCCCCATTTTGCCGAACGGCATGTTTTCCCCCATGTGCAAGGCGATTATCGGTATCGTAAGCTGTGGGAAAACACGATGGCAATTCGAGCCTTTGACCGCTATGACAAACTCACCCGCAAGGCAACCATTCTGGGGGTTGGTGCTGGCGCAGGAGTCACCTCCTTTTACTTGACCAAACACGTCAAGCAAGTGGTAGCAACTGACATTTATGACCAAGAAGTATGGAATGCTTGGTCTCCCAAGGACATGCCTGAGAATCCTGGCAAATATGCGCCTTATCCCTATGAAGAAAAACGCCTTGTGGTGAAAGCAATGGATGGACGCTATCTCAAGTTTCGTGATGAAACCTTTGACGCAATCTATAGCAGTAGTTCCATCGAGCATTTTGGAGAACCAGAAGATATTCAACAGGCAGTGCGCGAGATGTATCGGGTCCTCAAACCTGGTGGTATCATCGCCCTTTCCACAGAATTCAAAATTAACGACAAGGCGGGATGGATACCCAATACCTATATGTTCACCCCTGAAAGCCTTTATGAACTCATCATTGACCCCTCTGAATGCTTTGTGGTGGACGAACCTGATTATCATGTGGATCAGGATACCCGTGATACGCTTATCACCCTTACGTTGACGGATGATCTGATTCGTCAGGAACAGGATGTTCCCACACCACATATTGCTCTGGATTACAATGGGTATCATCTAATACCCGTCTCGGTAGTTTTGCAAAAAGAAGAATAACCCATAGGAGGGAAAGAAAAATGAATAAATATCTGCAACCTATAACCATAAAAACCATTCAACGCGCTGAAGGTGAACTCGCCATGTCAGTTGATGATTATGAGAAATGGGTTAAGTTTACGAAGGCTTTACAGAATGAACACACTGCCCTGATAGCGCGGGTATGCGAGGTATTGCGCCCGTTTGCGCTTGATGATGCAACTTCATTTGATGAAGGCTATGGTTCTATAGCCGTGATTACTCGGTCGGGGCGCGCAATTCTAGACTTGGTAGATTTAGAATCCGCCGCCGCGCTACTGAAAGAGTTGGAAGGAGATGGGTGATGGCAAAAGGAATCTGTCCAGTATGTGGCAATGCTGATATTCGCCGATCTGAAAGGGCTTCGCTGGTATGGTTTAACTGCCCTCATTGTGACCACGAATGGGAACTCGATGGCGGCGGCAATCCGATCAATATTCGTGACAACAACGACTACGACGACGAGCTTGATTCTTATGATGAGCATCAATAATGGTTCGCAGTAGTGGTGCCCTTATACGTACTCTCACATAAGTAAAAAGGAGTCTGAAATGAATTGGAAGAAAGAATTGTCACTAGACCCTAAACGGATTCATCATGGTTGCCTAAACTGTAGCCATATTGAATTAACCTGTCCTCTCAGCCGCGTTTTGGATGTAGGCTTTGGGCAGGTAACAGTCAAGAAAGATGGCGAGACTGTGTTCGAGTATATCGGTAGACCTGATGATCCCGAACCACCCACGCTACGCAAATTCGAGAACAAGGCGCGGCGCGACCCTGATCACGATTGGCGAGTGGAATTCTACGGCCCGCTACATGGCGAAATTTACCAGCGGCATGAAAAAAACAAGTGGGTGCTGATTAGCTCAAATATGGGGTTTGCATAGGACGACGGCGGCGGGTAGCCGCTGCCTTTTTGTGGTAAAATAAATCAACTTTTCCTTTTACTTTCCCTATCGTAGATACGCCGAACCAACAGGGAGAAGAAAGTTTTGGATATGACCGCAAAAGTAGTAACTGTTGAAAACATTCCTCTTTCTGTTTCTGTTGATAATACTCCTCTCTCTGTATCACTTGATGTTCCAGTGGCAGTAACCCTAGAGGCGGTCATCCCAGTAGGAATCACCTATGGGGACAGTCCTATCATTGATCCCTTTGGTCGGTTGCGAACCTCGGCACCTTACACAGTGTTCGATAGCAAGCAACTCTACGATGCCGCCCCGCTTTTTTGGGATGACGCAGAAACCTCTGGGAGTGGAACCTCATCGGTGCATAGCGTTGATCTGGCGGCTACCACTATGAGCGTAGGAGCCAGTACCGCAGGGCAACGCGTGAGACAGACCAAGCGGCGATTCAATTATCAACCAGGAAAAGGACAGTTGATATTCATGACTGGCGTACTTGGCGCGGGTGCTTCGGGTATCACTCGCCGTGTAGGATATTTTGATGAAAACAATGGATTGTTCTTCCAACTTTCTGGGACAGTCCTCAGTGTAGGGCGGCGCACTAAAACCAGTGGTTCTCCCGTAGACACTGTTGTTACTCAGGCAAATTGGAATCTGGATACCCTTGATGGTGAAGGAACAAGTGGCATTGACCTAGATACCACCAAGACACAGATTTTAGTTATTGATTTCGAGTGGCTTGGTGTTGGACGTGCTCGTTTTGGTTTTGTGGTAGATGGCATGTTAGTCTATTGCCATGAAATGTTAAATGCCAATGCGCTGGCAACTGTTTATATGAGTACCCCGAACCTTCCCTTAAGATATGAAATTAGCAATGATGGAACGGGGGGCGCTTCTTCTCTCATTCATATTTGTAGCACCGTTATCTCGGAAGGCGGACAGGAATTCAATGGACTTGTTCTTAGCACTTCCAATGGAAACACCCACATTGATGCAAATGTGGCGGGGACATTATATGCTTGCTTGGGATTGAGACTAAAATCAACTCATCTATCTGCCACCATCGTGAATCTATCAATGAGCATCATGGGAACTACTGCCAATGATTATTTTCACTGGCAATTGTTGTTGAATCCTACCGTAGCAGGCACCTTCAATTATGCTGACATCACCAATAGCGCGTGCCAGAGAGCCGCAGGCGCAACTGCCAATACTGTATCTGGTGGTACGCTTATCAATTCGGGATATGCCGCCGAGCAATCTTCTCTAACAGAATCTATAATCAATGCACTGGCTTTGGGATCAACTATTGCGGGTGTTCCAGATAGTATGGTATTGGCAGTTATGCCTATTGGGGGAGCGTCTAACTTGAATATATATTCAGCAATGGTATGGAGAGAATTGCTATGACCGAAAACCAAGAGAAAGCCTATATCATATCTGTAGACCTAGGAAATGCTGAATGTGCCGATGCGACGGTCTACGTCTTTACCAAGACTAATTTTGAAGAGAAAGACCCCAAAGGTTATGATCAGGATATTCTGTGGGAGATGGAAACACCCTAAAGAAAGGAAGAAAAATGTCAAATAGCACCATTGGTGGTAGTGAGCTTCGGCAAAAAATAAGGGCACTTATCAAAAGAGATGGTCTGAAATGTCACTACTGTGGCAAGAAGCTAAGTTTACGTGATGATGGATTGCCTTTAGAATATTATAGGTCGCTGAGAATTTTGAATGAGTATCAGCGCCTAACACTTGACCACAAGAAACCTATAAGTCGGGGCGGAACAGATAGGCTCTATAATCTGGTGATTGCTTGTGCATCTTGCAACACTCGGAGAGGTGATATGCCATACCTAAAGTTTTTATCCCTTATTCGGAAAGAGCAAAATGAGAACTGAATTACTTTTTCTTACTTACAATCGACTGGGCGTCACGATGCGCTGTTTAACTTCAATGGCACACACACTCACCAATAGTCAAGTCTCTTGGCTTATTCTGGACAATTGCAGCACGGACCAAACTTCCCAATGGTTGCTGAAAGTGCAAGACAAATATTTTCCTCAAGTAAAGGTACTGTTATCCTCAGATAATCTTGGGGTAGCAGGCGGACGGATTGAATTGTTGAAACGCGCCTCCGCTCCGATACTTGGTTTTCTGGATACAGACGTAGAAGTGCTTGACCACCAGTGGTTAGAGCAAGTCACTAATTATCTATTAAGCGACCATAAAATAGGGTTAGCGGGAAAAGGCGGTCATCATCTCACAACCAAGTGGAACGTCGAACCTATGCCCGAAGACTTTACAGGTCCAGTTGCCATTGTCAGCGGTTTCTGCCAATTTTTCAGACGCAAGGATATAGAACGCCATAATATTGCCATTGACGAATCTTACAACTATGGCGGCGCAGAGGATGATGATTGGTGCGCTCAATTCTGGAATGCAGGTTTAGAAGTCCATCAAATCCCCTTGGGTATTCGCCATGACTGGGGTGGGACTTGGAATCGAGGAGATAATCAATACCTTAAGAACCGTATAAAATTTGCCGCCAAGTGGAAAGACAAAGGAGTTTTTAAATGAGCAGTGTTATCAAAACCCTTTACGATAAGGTCCGAGTACGTAGTACGCCAGAGTTTACCCAACCGCCCAACAAAAACCTCTTGAGATGGATTAAAAAAAGGGGAACTGAAGTATTGGCAGTTAATGTTCTGGCAACCACTGAGGGTTTGTGGTGGATTCTCGTGGAGGGGGGATATGTCCACGAAAGTGTGGTAAAGGAACTTGCCGAACCTATTGTAACGAGCTTTAAAGTCCTTGCCGAGCCTCCCTACCGTTCTCAATGGGACCCCGACGCTAATGGCGATCCTTCTGACTGCGGACCTGCTTGTGTAGGCATGTTTGCCTCGTGGTATGGCATTAAAGTCCATATTAATGACTTACCCTATCGCAGTCAGAAGGGGTACACCAATGGAGCGCAATTGGTGAAGAATGGGAAGAAAATCGGACTGCCCCTCAAGACAATGGTTGTTTCAGATATTGCAGATATTCCGCTGCCCGCCATTTGGCTCATGTATTATGGCGGATTAGACAGAGAGCATGTCCAGGATAAGGGGTTCAGAGGATGGCATTGGTTGGTAGTTTTGCAGTGGATGGAAGATGATGTTCGCGTCCATGACCCCAATTGGGGTCTAGGCGGAATCAATCGTCGTGGTGGTGAAAACAAAATCTACCCCAAGGAAGATGCGCAACGCGCATTTATTCCCGAACCCGAATCAGGCAAGTATATTGCCGTAGTGGAAGCTAACCCTTAGCCTCAGTAATCACGTCCAATAATCTTTGAGTTGCACTTTCCCAAGAATAGAAGTCCACGAATTCCTTTGTGGGCTTTTGTTTTTCTAAGGGTGATTTGAGGACAGTCCCCAACAGGTCTTCTACATCAGGCTCGAACCATGAAGGCGAGCAGTCATCAAAAAGGTTATGTTGTGTTCGTTCCCATTGACCACCAGAACTAAAATGAATCTGACAGTGTTGGAATTCTTTTAAGGGTGGCAATGGCGTACTTACTACAGGCAGTCCACAAGCCAATGCCTCTAATGCTGGCAAGCAAAACCCAACTCCTCTACCCGATTGGAGAAACAAATCACAGGCATTATAGAGAAAGGCGAGATTCTTAAATTCTTCTCGTAAAATCTTCAGGCGCGGGTGTTCTGCTTCATGTTCTGGGTAATGGGTGCTTTGTTTGGCAATCAGATAATAGTTATCTGGTAGGCGATCCAAAACCTCAAGGGCAATATCAAAACCATGTCGCTTATCAGTTCCGCCTACCCACAGGACTTTGATAGCATCCTGTGGTACGCCTTCAAATTCATAGGTGGAGTTGTAAGGATGGTAGAGGTTGCTATCCACACCATAGCGGATAACCCCTATGGGTATGTCTAGCGCGGGTCCGATCTGTTCCTTGGTCCACTCGCAAGGGACACAAAGCAAATGATACTGATTGATTGCCTCTACTTTGCGCCGGGGATACCCTTCAGGGGTAGCAAATTCCCAATTGGTCAGACAAACATTGAACTCATGCCAATAGTTGAGAGGTTGGGGTGGATATTGGTTAGCAATTGCAATATCGGGAACCTCCATTCCCTGATTATGCCAATTGCGAAAAATGTTGTGTCCCATCTTTAGTAGGGAAAAGATAAAATTGTGGTTGATAATTCCATAAGCAGACCCATCATCTGTGGATTTTCCAATATAGACGATGTTCATACTAATCCTCCCTCTAGGCATTTTTGAATATCCTCAAAGACAGGTTTCCAGTAAGTCTCTAAGACCTTCTCCTTCTCAAAATTTTGAGCATACGCGAGGGCTTCTTGCCCCTTCGCCTCAATAGTGCCACTTGCCTTGGCTTCCAGTGCATCAAGCAACCTCTGATAAATTGCCTTCTTGGTCGGTAAATAACGGAATGCGTTATAGCGATGATTCCAAATGGTTTCTCCATCTTCTAACCACCAGGCGACCTGATGATCTCGCATCGCAGTAAAGTGTGAGGCGATTACGGGTATCCCACAAGCAGATGCTTCAATAATAGGCGAACAGAAACCCTCGCCGCCAGAGGGGGTAATGAATACATCAGAAACTTGATACATACTTGCCATGTACTCATTATCAAATTCCAGTGGATAGGCATTTTGATTTGGCGCTAGAATGTTATATTGCGGAATTTTGAAAATCTCAATCAGTGGATACAGATTTACACCACCTGCCTCTGCTCCCAGATTGGTATGAAGGATGAGCCTACTTTTAGGATATTCATGTATGAACGAAGCCCACGCAATGAGCAATGGTTCAAAGTTTTTACGAGATGGATATTCCTTATTGTCTGCCACCATGCAAACCACAAAGTCGTCCTGTGGAATATGCAACTTCTCGCGTAGAGACTTTTTGTCTCCGGCTTTGTAAGCCGCATCTAACCAGAGCGGACAATAATCCGCCTTACAATCCAGTTCATTCTTCAGTTGGGACTGAATGAATTTGCTTGGGGTTAATACACGATAGACACCACGATATTCATGCTCTAGCGAAATTGGCAAGGGTTCGGTATCCGTAGCGCAAAAAGAAACCCAAGGAACTCGGTATCGTGCAAAGAGTTCAATGGGAAATCTCAGCGGGTCTGCAATGGTTACTATAATATCGGGTTGAAAACGTTCCAGATGGGGAGAAAGCGTGAGGCGATTTTCGTGCAACTTATTATTGCCACAAATCTTCAGCCCGTTTACCTCGTGGTCTGTCCCATAATAGGATGCTCCCATGTACAAAACATCATGTCCCCATTGGAGCAATTTGTGGGACAGTCCCACAGCAGATTGGGCATAGGCGGATTTTGAGAATGGATTATCAGAAAGTATAAAAATCTTCATCGTAAACCTCTATTTAGAAAATGGAGGTCTCTCAGAAAGAGACCTCAAAACAATCTATTCGGCGTAGGTTAGATAAACTTGCACTTGCTCTTCAGCAATTTGGTTAACACTAACCCCACTACCATTGTGACTCCACAGGCGCATGAATGGGAAAACGGGGGCATCAAAAGATAGCCACTCGTCCGTTACCAGACTGCCACCAATGTAATCAGCCCCACTCTTCAGTGGGAAATAGCTCAATCCGTCAACCGATCCTTGAATACCAAGCGTCGCGGCTGTCCATGCCCCAGTGGTCCGACGACAATGCCAGGTCGCATCACCGTTAATATCACCAGGGGTAAGAAAGCGAACATATTCGTCCGTTACGTTTTCGCCAGCATCAAAAATGAGAGTACGGGGGTATAGAAATGCACCACTATTCATTAGGGTTCAGGGCGCTTTCGCGCCGCCTCCTGTTACTATAGGGTTTACGATGGTTCTCATTGTAAAACCTTAATGGTGCTTCTCAGTATAAAGACCTTCTACTTAGGGATTGCCCAAATAATAACCGCCAAAGACCGAATTGATTGCAATGTTACATGCACCCGCAGTAAGTTCGATGCGGGTATCGAAAAAGTCTGTAACACCATCTGCATGAACCATTTTGTGCAAGACAATATGGTATCCCGAAGCGACTACTGAGAGAGTATCAGTGATAATGCCTGCGTTTTTGTAAATTCCCCAGTTGTCAATGGTCCCGCCCCCATCTATACGCATTCGTACATAAAGTTTGTAGTAACCCGCCACAAGGGGTGTATAGCGCCAAGAAGAAGCACCTATATAATAGCCCAGACTATCTACCAATATGGTGCTGAATTTACCCAACTCTACCCCAGAGGTTAGGTTCTGTACGGACCCGCTTATATATGCCTCAAAAAAGGGTTTGGGATAGGACCCCCATATTCCACCAATAGGTATACCCATGAACAGTTCTCCTAAGCCCTAATTTGAACAGAAATGCCACCAAGGAAGGAGGGCGTCTTATTCCCTTTGCCCGCTGGTGAAAGAATCGCATCTACCCCAAAGAGGGCATTTTGAGCAACGTCAGTTCCACCACCAAAGGCGGAAGCCCCCATGAGTAGTAATTCTCGGTAGTCAGGTAGCAGAAATTTGGTTGACCCAAACTGGAATTGGAAATCGCTGCCCACATCATTGGGAATGGCATCTCCAACACCGCCACTTAACCCGAAACTGCTAGTCGTGACAGTATCGGCATCCATGCCTAAGCGTGAGGCGGTTCCACTATTCCAGTAGAGGTCAATTATATCAGCGTTTGCCATGCCATCCATCGGACGACGCAGATCAAAAGTTGCCTCCGAGGTACTTGTCCAGGTTGCCTGAGTGATCCATCTGCGAAGTTCATCATCTGCCAAATTCGCAATCAGATAGTCATTGAGGTCACTATAACTGGCTATGAGTTGTGCTGAACTATCACACCATAGGTATCCAGTTTTGAGAGTCGTATCCAGGCTAATACGCATGTGTCCAGTTTGTTCGGCGTCTGCTGCTGTTGCGGGACTCCAATTTGCGCCATTGTCATAGGTATGCCAGTGATTATCACCCTCTACCACAATTGCCACATCGGGAACAGCAAACCCATAATTAGTCCACTGTAGGTCAAAATCTGCCGAGGCAGTACCACCTGCCACACGGCGAACCTGAACCAAATAATTCCCTAGGTTGTTTTTGAGGGTTTCTCCCCAAGGAACAAATTGACGATAATCACTGGGCGGATTACCAAAACCTTGCAACCATGAAAGAAAGCTCATAGCGGGTCCTCAAATATCCATTTTACAACAGGTCGAGTAATAATCATTTGAGCATTAGGAGTTTCGTGAAGCAACTCAACCTCAAGGCGTACCAGATACTTCTTACAAAGGTTATCCAGTTCTTTCAAAAATGCCTGCTTGTTTAGTTCAAGTAAGTCCGCCCCTTTCGAGGCGGACACAACTGAAGTGTCTTTCATCAGAATGGTACCGTATCAATGATTTCAGAAAAGGCAGCCTTGCGACCATCAATGTCTGCCAATACAGCATTAATATGCGCCACGATGTTAGCAAGATTGGCGTCATTGACATTTGAATTCTCGCCAGCGGGCGGATTGTCGATAAAAATATCTGGATCGGCAGTCTTCACGGCGGTGTACATATCTGAGATTGCCTGAAGGTGAACAGCAGTTGCTAAAAACTGGACCAACTGTTGCTTGGTGAGGGTAACGAGATTATCAACTTGAGCTTGTTGTGCCATTAGAATTTCCTTTTTATGCTGAACTACTGTCGGTAATTAGACCAATTGTTGCTAAACCTGTCAAGAGGCTTGCCAATGCCACATTGCCACCACGAGAGCCCGTAACCTCTTGCTTAACTGCGGGGGCAGTTCCGTAGAATCCCACATTGGCGACGCTGCCATCAGCGGCGATGGAAAAAGCTAATCGAGATGCGGTATCAAATACACGAAAATCAACACGCGCTTTTCTGGTGGCGTGGGTAGCTTCGGTCCAATATACATTTTGTAAAAACATGGATTGAGTAGAGGTTGTACTGGATTTTCCAGTGATAGACACTCCGGTGCCAAAGCCCACTGTTGGAGTATCACTTGAATCATGATTAATAGCCAACGGATAGACGATTGTATTGGTTGCGGCATCGGTCGTTCGTAATGTGGTCTGTTTGGTGAGAACCGTTGTACTTCCGGTAGGAGCCATAGTCGCATTCCCCGTTGCGCCAATTGTAACCGAAAGGTAATTGCTACCATCATATCCTACTCGCAATTGTTCTGTTGTGCGAATGATATGCACCCTAGCAGAAGGCGCTGCGCCAGCCCCAAAGCTGGCATTGCTAGTGGTTTCTATAGTGGTGAATTTGCCCGTAGAAGGTGTAGTGCCACCAATGGCAGGGGGAATAGCCAAGGCACTGGCGAGATCACTGGCAACTAGAGCGCGAAAACCTGGTGTCGCTGGTCCGCCAGTTGAAGGACCCGCAAAGACTGTATTGGCGGTAGCGGTCCCAAATCCGGTGACGTTTTCCCAAACTGCCGCACCAACAGTAGCGTCTGTGCAAAAATAGATTGCCCCACTATAAATCCATAGGGAACCAACATCATATCCATCTCCGCTGTCATCTGTAACGAGAGGCGCGGCACTTGCATCTAAATTATGTTTGGGAACAAGACGTAGAACATCACCGTTTTCATCAAGGGTGGACCAACTTGTAGGACCGCGATACCAGACCTCGTGGTCTACGTCTGATTCAATGCGTGGTTGATTGGCTTGAATCTCATATTGCAAACCACGCAGATTGGTGACTGCGATTCCATTAACGGTACTCATTTGAAGATAAATAATCCCCTTACAGTCGCTTCGGAATTACTAGTCCATCCACCAGGAAAGGCAACTTTGCCAATCCATCCTCCCAACGGTGAACTGGGAGCTTGAACAGTTTCAATTATAACATTCTTGTTGGGAGAAAAGACACTGAATAGTAGGCTTGGCAAATCAGTTTCAACTGAAAAAATAAGATCGGTAGACCCTGGCACTTCTATCCAAGTTGCTCCATCTGGGCTTACTGCATAAGACCCCAACGAACTGGCATTGGAAACTTCCCATATCCAATATCGACTGCCTCCAATTTCTACTGCCTGATTAGAAGTGGTTCGCAAAACTGCCCAATATTGAGTAGCATCCTTAAGCCCAACGCCATGCTCAATCGTAATGGTATTGGTTGAACTTGCCACAGGTGTAAAACTGCCTGTTTGTAAAATGAGTCCTGGCAATCCATTTTCATCTCGTCGAATCTCCCAGGTGAGAGAATTCTCAGGACTATTTACCGCTGCCCCCAATTTAAAACTAAGAGTGGTAAGCCTACCACCAAGTGTGAAGGGTTGAGCGACCATATTATAATAACCCGTAAAAGTCCCCACTACTGCATTGGTTAAAAGCACTACTCCCGAAGCCAAAGACCCACCAGTAGGATGAGATGGAATAGCCAAAGAAAATAGTTTGCCATCTGCCCCATCGCTCATCATGGTATCAGGTGGAACCATTGAAGCTGTATCAGAAACTATTTCGCATACCACACTGTTGGGCAACGGATATTCGCCAATTCCCAATATAGAAGACGATTCCGCCTTCTGTCGTTCGGCTAAAACCAGATCAGTATCAAATAGTTTCTCTAATGATTCAATGCCCGTGGTGATGGTTACTTTGATTAACTGTTCTTTGGTAAATTCCAACTTTATGTTCGCAATAGGAAAGTAATCATTAATCTCTAACATATCAATCCATTGGTAGGATTGTGTATGAAGATTGAACAATGGAACCTGTAACAGGCTGTGGAAATAGGCATCACTGGCGGGTTGTAAGGTAAGAACCGGATTGCTAAGTTCATTAACCAAATTGGAATCAAAGGTAAATGTCTGAGCAAGAAAAAGTGTAATAGATTCTGAAAGAATATAGAAAACCCCAAACGCGGCATCCTTGTTTTCGGCAGACCATAGAGATGTATAAGATTTCATCTCTCCCCCAGAATAAGCAGGCGTAGTAGCTACCGTCCCCCACGCAATATAATTAGCAGCGTCTAATGCCCTATCAGTAGTTAATACAATCCAGTAAATTCCAGCATCAAGATTAAAATTGCTAAAATTTGCCAGAATCCACTCATAGGCAGTATCCAGATCGGTCTCATTTACTGTGGTTGTGGCATTAGTGTCTACCAGGGTTCCCGAAGGCACCCCTGCATTATTAGTTTGGACCTCGATGGTTGCTATTCCTGTTGGAAGAGCAATCTTCTTTAGCCACAATCTTAACCTGTCAATGGTTTTTGAAGAACTAAGAGTAAAAGATTGAGCTAATCCACTTAGTGATGAATAGATCTCAAAACATCCATCTACAGCAAGAACAGTATAGGGATTAGGATTGGTATCATCTAGCTTCCAATAGCTTACCAGCCCGGTGTCCAGTCCCAACCCCGCTAATTCTGCATAGGTCACGCCCGCCCCGCCATTGTAGAGCGCGGCTAAGGCTGTCGCATCTGGTACCCAACCATTCCATTTTCCCCACTCATCTAGATGAGCACCAAGATAACCCGAAGCGGCTGCATATTTGCCAATCTGAAAATTGTAAGTTCCAGTCCAGACACCGTTGCTATAGGAAGCGGTTGTGATTGTGCCATTCACTGCTATTCCTAGTACATTTGCCACCGAATCATGCCACGCCGCCACTAAATAATTTGTGCTGGGTGCAAGCACGACCGTAGAGACAACCCCACTGGTTGCCGTGCCATCGTTGCTGACGGTGAATCGCATTTTACTGGTGCTTTGATCCATCCAAAGAAGATATTCTCTATCACCCGCGTTGCCATACTTGCTCAGAATACATTGCAGTGTAGCAAGTGAATCAAAATTGACCCACCCAATAAAAGCAAATTTTGCATCTGCGCCCGCTAAATCCGCATTTGAGGCGCAGTACAAATAATTCGTATTCGCCGCCACGAACTGCGCGGCATTGCCTTGAATGCCTGTAGTTGGGAAAACGCCAGTAACGTCAGAGAGATGATTGGTTCCATGACTATCCGACCAAATGTATCGCGCATCTCTGCCAAGCATTCCGCCACTGGCATAACTTGGAGCACTTGCGTCAGTTCCCCATGCGATATAGTTTGTGGCTGAAGGTGCGCGGGTAGTAGTAAGCACTAACCAATAAGTACCAGCAGATACAGAAAAATCCGTAAAATCAAAAGCAATCCAGTCATATCCAACTGCCAAGCCGCTTTCGGCAACAGTAGTAGTAGCATTCGCATGGGCAAGCGTACCTGATGGTTCTCCCGCACTATTGGTTTCAAGTCGTAGAGTCATGGTTCCAGTTGGAGAACCAATCTTCTTCATCCAGAGGCGAATCTGTGTAATATTTTGCGCCGTACCAATAGAAACGGGTTGAGCTAATTTATCTAGATAAGAAGTTGCACGAGTCAAGTTGGTATCAGTGTCTTGATTAGCACTGGCATAGGTTTCATCCAATACATTCCCCATTAGAAACACATCGGTATCCACCATGATTTCAGAATTGTGTTCTCCCAGAGTGGAAGATGATAATGTAACCGTGCTATAACTTCCACTACCTAACCGCGCAAGTAAATCTCCATCATCATTTGAGATGTAGTCATTTGTGTCATTAACGATGTAATCAATGTCACTACTTAGAACATTGGTATTACCCTCAGATGGACTCTCGACAATTTCAATGGTGTAATTTTCAATCTCTCCGTTAACAGAAATGAACTCATTTACACAGGCTTGCCATAATCCATATCCCGCTGCCTGAACTGCACTGGGAATCAGGCGATCCAGATTGGCAGGTACAATATCTTTGAAGCGTTTAATAACTTTGTCTCCATCAGAAAAAAGCAAATCTCGAACTACCCATGTGCCATCATCTTTCTCAACCACTGGATAACGGTAGTGAGTTGCAAGCGCGTTGTCATAATCGTAAGCATCTTTAAGGTAAACTTCTCTGCTAACCGCACTACCGCCAAAGGCTTCTATTTCATAAAGTTGCTTCTTGGCAAGTGCAATTTGCTTAGAACTAACCAGATTAAGCCCCTGAATAAAACTAGCCCCAGACTTATCTCCTAATGGTCCTACATCAAGACGATAAAATCCCTCAAAAATACTACCATAACGAATGTAAAATTCTGGTACACGCTCAGTCAAGGCTTTTAGTTGAGCATAAAGTGTTTCTTTGTCTCGTAAGTCTATTGTAGTGACAATAGTCTCATCCAAACCCTCAAAATATCCGACCTGCCAATCTGATTCTTCAGATTGCGATAGCAAGTCTGCAACAATAAATAACACGGGTTCATCATTATAACTTGCGCCTGAGAATCCGCGCTCTCTATAAAGCAATCCCAACTCAGCCGTACAATTAAATTGGATAGTATCTATATCGCTACTTTCAATAAAGGTTGGAACTCCATTTTCGACAATGCCACTGGATACTAATGTATTGCCAAAGTAGAGTGTATAGACCTGATTTTGCAATTGTCGTGGCAAACTAAGTATTTTAGCCGGATCATCATCATTCAAAAACCGATAAGCCGATGCAGTAAAACTACAGGTTCCAACGCCATCAATGGAACGCTCAATTTTGACATTCTCTGCCTCGCAAAACACATCGCCAACATAAGCATATAGCATGGGGACAGTCCTAAATAATTCTGAAGTTATGCAATTGGGCGCTTAAGACACCCTCAATTGGATAAGTAAGTGAAAGGATATTATTTCCCATTCCGGTTGATCCCAAGAGCGGCGAGTTATAATTCCAACGCGGATACACCTCAGTAATGATAACATTATCTCGAAGCACAAAGGAATTGTATTGGTTATAATTCGCAACCACAAGAATATCGTCATCTAACAAGCCAGTATATCCCGCATCATTCAAGTCCGTATTCAAAATGCCGAGATGCAAAGAGGCAATAGAGGTACGTGTATTCCATAAATTCTCACCATGCGTGACAGAAAGTATAATAGACCCACCGTCAGGTAATCCCGTCCACTGATAAAGCGAACGAGAAAGTCCAGCAAATAAACCGCTAAAAGGATTGGTAAATGAGAAAGCTGTTTCAGTGGTCCAATTGGTTCCCCATCCAGTAATAGGATACCCTTCTGGCAATTCAGTATGCCAAGTTTCCCAAATATCAGGGTCAAATAAGTAAAAAGCATTCTCATAAAACTTCCTCGACCACATCCAATCTGCTGCAAAAGTAAAATCGTTGTAGGTGATGGGCAATGCAGAAAGTGTTCCGTCCTCTGAACTAAATGCCATTCCACCAGGAGTAGGAGTAAATTGCCATAAGAAACGATTGATGGGTTCCCAGAAATTCTGAACCTCGCATTCTATCTCAATTGAATGGTTCTTATGGTCTGGTTTTACCGACTTTATATATCCTGTGTTATAAACCCATAGAACACCAGCATCATAAAGTGCATCATAATTTCCCAATATATCCCATTCGGCACATTCATTAAGAGGAATATAGGCGATAAAGTCTACTACTGGCAAGCCAATAAGTTGGTCAAATTTAGCCTTGCGCTGATCAGCCATATAGCGACTGTTATTGATAAGCACTTCTCTAATGGTAAAAGATTCGCTCTTAAATCCACGACCACCAAAAGAAAGGCGCTTGTTGGGTGTCCAACTCATATCCTGGGACTGTCCCAAAGCACTGATTCGTGGTGCATAGACCAAATCATATTGGTCTGATGGGAACATGGTATGGGTAAGGCGAACATGTCCGATTTGAAAAAGACGAATCATTTTCCTGCCCTCAGCAATCTCAAACGCGCCGGATCGCGCTGATTTCTGCGATTGATACCTTCTTCTACCGCAGAAGCCAACTGATCGGGTGATAGGTTGGTCCCATTAATCTCTACTTGAACAGTTTCGGAATAATAGGTATCCCCAGTAATGTTACCGCCAGTCATGCCTCCCCCTAAAGGTGAGTGCATATACCCAGGTTGTGAGGAAAGCAGATAATTGCGATTACCAACCTGAAAGGTTTCAAAAGGTACATTCTTGCGTTGTTCATTAAACTCAACTAATTGACCTGCTGGAATACTGCCGCCATAGGCATGTTGTGGAATAGGAACAGTTGCCCCGCCGCCCATTAGTTGTCGGAAGAGATTAATAGAATCTGCTGCTCCGCGCACTGCCGATTCAACCGCCTGAAACTTGGTGATAAGTGGTTGCAGTGTGGCGCTAATATTATCCACGCTAATGGTCAGACTGGTGGGCATATTGAAGAAGTAAGTTAAAATGTTAGAGACTGTCGTATCTGCGAGAGTGCCAATTTCTATTAGCTTATCAATGAGAGGTTGCATAGCTGCGTCAATAGATTCCTGATCTATCAAGGTTGTTATTCCTTGAGTTGCCAGCGCAAAGGTGTCTATGCCAGTAGTAGGTTGTCTAGGACCTTGTGGTCTTTCCTCTACTCCCCCGCCCAAGCCCAATAATCCGCTTGCGCTATTGATAACGCCTTTAACTTCATTGAAACCTGCTATAAAGGTATCATCAACTTTATCAATAATGCCCTGAAGGGTATCAATAAAACTCGAAATAGGAGCCAGTACCCCAGACAAATCACTTATGCCAACTGGTAATGTAAACCCACTAATTGCAGTTAGCATACCACTAAGGAATTCTTTTACATCTCCCCATGCGTCCCCAAAATTAATGGTCGCAACTGAATTTTTGATAGCTGTAAAGAAGGTGGCAATATCAGTTCCCAGTTTTTCAAGATTTAGGGTGCTGACATAATCACCAACCGCACTGACAAACTCTTTAAGCTTAGTCCAGTTGTATCCAAAATCAAATTCGCCAACCGCAACTTTTATCTTATCAAAGAAGCCGCTGATGCTCGTGCCAATTCCTTCCCAGTCAATATTGAGACCTGCCACAAAAGCAATAATCTTATCAAAGCCCTCACCTGCGGTAGCTTTAACATCCTCGCCAAACTTTTTGATAGATACTCCGGCGCGATCAAATTTGCCAGCGAGTTCTTCATCACCCAGAAAAGTTGCGATAATGGAAAGCCCATCAGTAATTCCAGCAAGAATGGACAAAGGCAGGTCTATAAGGGCTTCTCCCAGTCCAGACAGACCAGTTGTAACTTTAGTCCAATCTCCCTGAGCAATACCCTGAATGATAAGTGCAAGATTACCCAATACGTCCAGAATGGGACGGATAACACTCATCATCATGGTAATATTTACAATTAGAATACCGCCAAGAATTCCCGCAACGATAAGTAATCCTGCCCCAATTTGTTTAAGTAGCCAAATAAGTGCTTGCCCTTGTTCAGATTGTGCGAACTCTGCAAGTGAATCCCGAAATTCTCTGAATTTTTCACCTAACCGCGAAAAGCCAGCCAGAACATTGCCATAAACTTCTTCTCCCACCGCTTCTCTAAACATTCTGGTTAAAGAAGTTATCAAGCTTTTTGCCATAGAACGGATAAGTGATAACATGCCTTCAACAATAAGACCACCAAGTGAAATAAAGAAGTTTAGAACTATGTCGCCAATATATCCCAACAAATCCTTAGTGGTTCCCTCAAGTAGGATTTTCTGTAATCTGTCTGAAATATCTGCTCCGGTAAGTTGCTCAAAAAGGACACTGCCTTCACCAAAAAGGCGTTGTATATTGAGCGCAATATCGCCTAATCCATTTTTCCCAGTGAAAAGACCAACAATACTTTTCTTAACTTTATCTATTGCGACACCAATATCCTTAAAGGTTCCTTCTATGGGTGCTAGAGCAAAAAGGAAACTTCCAATATCATCTCCCTTGATACCAAACATACCAAATATTTTTTGCCCCAATCCAGTTTTCGAGAAAGCCTCAATTCGTGATTGCAGTCCTGTGGTAAAACGTTGTTCTTCCGAAATGCCGCTGTAGAAAGCCTCTTCGTCTTTCTGGATAAACCGCTGTCTTTCAATAAGGTCTTGTCGTTGTTTAATCAGGTCTGATAATTCCTGATTTTGAGACTGCGCAGGGGCGAGATTAATTTGCTGACCAGGACGAATAATTGGAATAGTTCTTGGTGCGGTTAACCCCTGAACAGCCTCTTGAGAAGTGCTAATTGTTCCTTGTGTTTGTATAGTTGGAATATCTGGATTAAGTGCAAGTAATTCTGGAACAGTCATGTTATTAGCTTGGGCAATTGACCAAATGCTCTCTCCTGATGCAACGGTATGAGTTGGTTGCGTAGTCTGGGCTTGCGTAGTAGCTCCCTCTAATTGGTCATAAGCGTCAATTGCCCTATCTAGTGCATTTATCTGATCACTAATGGCAGCCGTTGTATCTGGAATACCGCCCTGAGTAAATGCGTGAGTATCTGATAGTAGGTCTAGGAATTGTTTGAATTCTTGTAAGCCCTGAGTAGCTTTATTAATTTTCTCTGTAATGCCATCGAAGAAGTTGGTAACGGGTTGCATTGCATTGTTTACACTTGAGGACTGTCCCATCACATCACTAAAGGCACCAATAAAATCAAATAGTGTACTAATAGCCTCCTTCACGGCACTAAAGAAATTCTTGATAGCATCTGTAAATCGCTTAAGAGAATCCATTGCCTCTTCACTCTTGCGAAATTCATTAATGAAAATAGCAAATGCACCACCAACAAAGGCAATTGCGCCTGTTAGGGCAGTAAAGAAAATGATTAATGCTCCTCCTGCTAAAACAACACCTGCGAACATGGCAATTAACCCTAATGGGTTAGTGATAACAAAGAGAACTGCACCAATAGCCATGCTAACTGCCGTAAACATAATTCCCAATGGTATCAATACAGCACTGATTAGCAACATACCAATTCCAATAAAGGTAGTAAGGGCTGCTCCCAATACAAGAATGCCAGCGAAGATTGCTAAGATCGGTCCTGGTAACGATGCAAAGGCATTCACTACTCGAATCAGAACATCAAAGATGGGTTTCAGTACATGATTCATAAGGGGCATGAACGCCTTAATAGTTAAGGTCTGAATAGAACCCTTGAGAGATTCGATTCTGCCCTTAAAGGTATTCATCATTTCAGAGGCTACTTTTGCCGCAGTGGGAACCGTGTCCATTTCAGCTACGAATTTGTCAATTGCATCAGCATCTTGAGAGAGCAAAATACTTAAGCCAATCTGACCATAGCGACCTGCCAACTCCTGAATAGTACGGAAGTTCTCAGACTGAGAGCGAGTAATTTGAGTAGTAACATATTGGGCTTTTTCTTGACTACCCGTAATTTCGGCAATAACTCCTGTTGCATTGACGCGAATGGCTTCTAGTTCTGTACGCCGACGAGCAGAAGTAGTTCGCAAGCCCGCGTCGGTTAGGCGCAATTGTCGATCAGCAGCGGCATAAGCATCACCCGCATCTTCTAGCATTTGCTTATTTTCTTCAGCAATTCCTCCCCCAACCTGTACCGTAATGGTTTTCATATCATACATGCTGTGAGAGAGTTCATTGATAATCTGCTGGATACCCTTAAAGTTACCCTCAGAATCGGTAAGTGAGACCCCCAGTTCCTTAAAGGCATTTTGCACATCATTGGTTGGACGAGTCAGATTGGTCAACATGCTCTTTAATTGGGTGCCTGCTTCAGCACCACGAACGCCTGCATCGTTGAACATGGAAAGAATTGCTACCGTCTGGTCAAAAGATAAGCCAAAAGAGTGAGCGATAGGACCTACATTAGACATGCCTTCTTGAAGTCCAGCTACTTCAGCAGTGGAGAGATTAGCTGCCTGTGAATAACTGTCTACGATGTCCGTAGTATTTTCAACAGATAACCCAAAGGCTTGCATTGCACTCACAACTGCCATAGTAGCCTGTGTCAGGTCCATATTGCCCGCCGCTGCCAGATTGCCTACTTCTGGCAAGACGCGAAGCGATTCAATTACGCTCAGACCTGCTTTTTGTAAACCAAGGAATGCCGCTGCACTTTGTTGTGGGTCGAAGATAGTTTCAGCACTAAACTGAAGAACCTTATCCGAGACTTCCTGAAGGGCTTCACCCTGAAGGTTTCCGAAGATACGAATCTGATTAAGGGTTTGGTCAAACTCGGCAACCATCTGAGTGCGATTACCCGCAATGAGTGCACCGATACCGCCAGCGATAGCAAGATTTCGCCCTCCGTAGAACATGCTGCGCCCAGTAGTGGTTAGGGACTGTCCTATATTTCCTATTTGCGTTTGCAGACTGCGTAGACCGTTAGTGAAAGCATCTACAAATCCTTTTGCCATACCAGTAGCAAGTGAAGCGAGTCCAGTCAAACCTTGTCTAAGGCCATCAATTATAGAAGTCCCCATTCGCATAAATACTCGTGAGGGAGAACTCATTTCAAGTTTGTCTCTGGCGGCTTGAATAAAATCGTCAAAGAGAAAGCTGCCCGCCTTTTTTAAGACGCCCAAAACGGTTGGATGAGTTAATCCCTTGGCAATTGCTGTTGTCGCCGTTATCCCAAATTTTGTAAGAGTACCCCCTACTCGAACAATATCCGATAATCCTTCAGTTAATCCTCCAAGCAATTTAGTAGAAAAGGATGTTTTTGCAGATGTAGGCATAGCAATTTTAGAAAACTCGGACATTGCAAGAGTAATTTGTTTTGCCATTCCAGAAACATCACCTATTCCTTTAAATTTCTCAAAGACTCTGGCAATGCGTCCGAGAACATTAGATAAATCATCTAAGTTTTTGATTTGATTAGTTCCCAATTTTTTGGTAGATGATCCCAGTTGATCTAGGGCTTTCCCAATAACTTTAAAGGTTTCAACCATAATACCAATAGAACCTGCTTCTCGTTTAAAGAAACCAAGAAATCCACCACGAGAAGTTTGTGTGTCTGCCTTAGTTAAATCTAGTGTTGCAAAAGTATTAATTATTTGACTTATGGCATGTAATAAGTTAGTAAAATTGGCGGCTGAACCACTACTAATGGTCACTCCCGATAATGCAGAAAGCGCCTTGGTCAATACCGACATAACAGGTATAAGTGATTGGATGAAATCAGCCGCTTCGATAGTTGTCTTTTTGAAAAAAAAGAAGCGCGTGGTCTGAACCGTTTTGGTCAACTCTACATTGGACGAAAAAAGCGCGAAGTCTCTTAAGAAATTTAGGATGCCATTTAATGTGGGTCCAACATTAACTAGATTTGAAAAGTTAAACCTTGATAATGGAATCAAGGCAGTTGAAATGACAGATACTATGGGACCTAATCTTTGTATTGCTTGTACAACTGGATCGGTTTGAGGGTTTCTACCAAATAGTCTATCAAGAAAGGAACGATTACCAATAACTACTGCATATTGGGTAAAAAATGCCATAATCTCTTGAAGCGCGGAAATAATAGACTGCAAGCCAGAACCAACACCTTGTATAGAAACACCGCTAATCTGTGAAAATCCTGACAAGGCTTTTGAGATAGCAGTTAACATAGTAGACATGCGTGTAATTCGTTCAGCATCGACTTCGGCAGGCATTGAGGCAATTGCTGTGTTGATTTGCCCAATACTAGAAATTAGTATTTGAATTGCCTTGGCACTTTGGAGAATAGTCGAACTACCAGTAGTAACTAATCCTGCACCTTTAAGAGAACCTACGATAGAATCAAAAACCTGGGTAAAGTTGGCAGTGGATTTATCTAGTCCGCCAGTGGTTGCCATTTTCCCTTTTACGGTATCGAGAAACTCACTGAAATTATTAAACCCTGTTTGAGAAGATACCAATGTGGCATTGACGCGATCCACTATCTGAGCAAGATTCTTGAGTTCTTCCTCAAAGGGTCTAATGTTCTTTAGTTCAAAGGTTAAGCCAGCCATTAGCGAATCGCCTTGGTTTCAGGATAAACCGAGTATTCTGGGTCATCTATTCTAAACCTGATGACCCATCCATCATCTTCGAGGGTGCCTTTCATCCGATTGAAATGAGCGACAACTGCATCCTTAATATCGTAAGACCATGCACGTGCTTCTAAGGCAGGTCTGGTTTTTCCTGCTTTTATGGGTCCAGCGTATTGGGGACCTAGAAAAGGACTGGTAGCTTGTTGGGTAAAGGGTTGTGTTCCTCGATCCAACCAATACCACAGATTATGGGTCTTGCCTTCATTATTGAGGACAGTAATCCCAATTTCCCAGTCTACATTCAAGGCAATGGGACTTACTTGGGGACTGTCCCCAATATCATAATTTACCTGGATACCTTGCCAAATTTGTTGGCGTCGGTCAAAGACACCCGCGATTTTGGCGGCATTCTTACCCTTAAAGTTACGTGAGTCGGTGATAGGCGTGTAGGTAGGTGTCCAGTTTCGACCAAAATCGTCAAACCAGCGATCTACCACATCCTTAATCTCCTGGTTGATTCGTTTTACGTCCTTTTTAACCAGTCGTTTAGCATCCTGTTTGACTTCTCTAACAAGTTCTGCCAGGTTTGCCTTATTTACCTTTACGCTCACGCTGCACCTTTGCTTCGTTTTCTTTCCGAATTTGTGACTGTAATCTCAGATGTTCCTTTACCAATTCCGCTTGATTATTCAAAATTGAGTGGGCAATCAACTCGCCTTTTTCTTCAAAGCTCATTGCGGCCCACTCTCCAAGGTATTGTTTCTTGAAATCAACAATTGAGTATCGACTGGGAACCGCGACTATCAGATCGGGGCCCAGAAGACGTTCGCGGTAATTTTTATTCTGTTCATCCTCTGCTTTTTCACCCCAGATAAGATCGATAACTCTTTCATAGCGTTCCCCAAGGGTTTCAATTGATGCACTGCCGTCATCGTTATACCGTTTCACTAATGGCATTAATCTCCGCAAGTGAATCGTTATCCAATCGTTCAGGCTGAAACCCCGCCTCGTCAACTTCAGTTGCCTCCGGTGTAAAATCGCCCCGACCAATACGCTCTGCAATACGGGTAAACATATCCATTACAATATCCATCATGGAAGATTCAGCAGTAGATTTTGTTTCAGCATGAAGGCGAATCAGTTCATCAATAATGGCGAGCTTTTGTTCCAGCGGATTATCCAGATTATGTTTTAAATCGGGAGCCTTACCCATTGAGCGCATATATTCTTCTTCTTCATCGGTCTCTTCATTGGGTAATTCTATCTGCCCCAGATCATTTCGCAGACGCGCTTTCCATAATACGCGACCACTGGGAGAGTAAACCTTATCGATTTCAAAATTGTTATCCATGAGGGCAACCATTGTAGCATGAACCTGTGCTTCATTGGTTCGCTTTTGATAATATAACTTTGCGCGTTCAAAGGCATCTACCAAAGCATGTCCCTGACTCATAAATCCCTTTACAATAACATCATTCTGATATTGTGAGACTAACGCATCGGGACTAATTTGCTTAACCAATCGCTGTTCACAGATAATATCAAAATAATCCTGAATGCGCTTGGCAGCCTTTTCATTGAGAGAAATTTCTATTTTGCCAATATCTTTTACTTCTACAAACACTTGCTCATTCAACACCTCAAGAGACTTGTTACGAGAAGTGCCTTTTCTTTTGATTTGCTTTGCCATAACCTTAAGAACTCCTTAAGAAAAACTAAATCTGAGGGGATTCCTCAGATTTATTGTAGCAAGTTGTTCTTAGTTAGGCAATTACAGGTTTAGTCGTCAGGTGTATACGGCGCTACTACAATGACTTCGCCAGTGGAAGTGACAAAAGCAAAGTGCGAGGCACCTTCCCAGGTTTCGCCTGTTGCGCCACCACGAATGTTGCCAGTTACCGTAGTTCCAGGATTGACTGGAAGAGCAGTGAAAATAGTGTCGTCTTCATAGAGAGGTGAACGCTCATAAACACGCGTTCCGCCTGCTACGATGGTACGTATCTTATCTCCACCAACAAAGTAGAGGTCATCAGTGGTTGCGGCAACTGCTACTGAGGTATAGGTTCCGCCACTGGCAGCATCTTCATTCTCGCGCATGGTGCCAGCCTGACCAACAAAGACCACATGATTGAAGTCTTCAATTGGTGCGCTGCCTTCATTGCCGAGAACTGCCACATCGTATAGTTTCTTACCCGTCACATTCACATCAGTGCTGATGTCTGTGATGGAGTTGCCATTGATGCGACCTGCCACACCATCAGCCCCAGTCCATCCACAAACATACAGATAGTTGGTATTTGGATCATGGGCAATCTTATAGAGTGCATCGGGCGTAGCAAAGACGGTTTGTGTAAAGGTAGACCACGAAGCAAGATTACGAGCGCGGACAATAACGCCATCCTTGCCCACTGCCCAGTAGTATCCCGCGCCTTGAGTCACACCATAAAGTGCATTGGTGATACCCGAAGCCACAGAAACCGTTGTGCCACCATCTGTGCTGTAGGCAATGCCACCAGTGGTGGCTGTCACAGGATCAATGGTATCCGCATAGGTCGCTACAATTACATTACCGTTGGTGAATAGATCGGTGATGATAGACCCAGAGGGAATTGAGTTGGAGATTGCAGAGCTTGTCGCAAAGCGATCATCTGTGGATTTATAGATAGGCACTCCCGTTCCATCGCCACCACCATAAACACCCAGTTGGTGCGGGTCTAGCGGGCAGGACTGGCAATCTGCAAAACGGAAGGCAATCGCATAGAGAGCTTCAGTATCGGTCTGCTGTTCATCTACGCCCAAAGCCCAATAGAGATTGGTTCGGGGAGTATGAAGCATGGCTTGGCGATCTACTGCTACTGCGTCACCCGTAGTAACAATCAATTCATTAGCTTGTTCGGATTCATCTAGTACAGATCGAGGGAAAGCATAGAAGTGAGCATAACGCGCATCATCATCGGTACACTTTGCAACCGCAAAAAAATCGCGCTTACAAGGTGCGCCGCCGCGCCGACCAGCATTTGCCACCTGGTCAATTGGGGTCCACACTGCACCTGGAAGAAAGTTGATCTGGAAGGCAGAAGAACGAACGAAGGATGCCTTTGCATAAAACTCGCGTTCCACCACATAACCGCCAGTATAAGAGAAGTCGCGAATAGTTACCGCATCTTGTCTCTGTAGATCAGGCGTGCCAACTGCAAAACCAGGAAGGGGGATGACCGGATCATGATAATCCGCATCTTTCATCAACAAGACATAACTCTTATTGGTGACTTTTGGACCCCACTGAGAGGGAATTCTTGAATTAATCGTTGACATGTGTTACTCCGATTATATCGTTACCACTTTATTGCGTAACTTGATACCCTTCATCACTTCAGCGAATAGCAGATCGCCTTCGCGGTGTCCATAGAAGTAGTTTACCGTAGTTTGACCCGTGAAGGGATTCGAGGATTGCTTAGTATAAGACTGTTGCATTTGACTGATATAGTCCTTATGCTCACCATCGACATTACACACGCAATCGCAGCTTTCGAGATTAATGGTTGCCGCAGTTTTGGCAACAATCGCTCTCCGCAATTCCTCTATGGAGTCCTGAAAGAGGTCTTCTCTAACCAGGGGGTTAACTTTGTAATAAACTCTGGCGCGGTATCGCTTATGGGGAACCGATAACACGTCATTGCTAAGTTCATCATATTTCACGATGCCCGAATAACCATCAATGATATGGAAGTCAGTATCCTCAGACTTATACTCGATTTCTTCTGGTTGGCAGTCATTCAGATATTCCTGATAGTAAATCGTACCAGTTAATTCTTCTTCTTTCCGTTCGTAGAGTTCAAGAACGCGGTACAATTTGTAGAATTCGCCTTCTACCAGATCAATTGTGTCATTGGCAAATTCAGGTCTGCCTAGCGTCCAGGAATAAAACCAGAAGCGCCAACGCAATTTGCCCTGACTCAATACTTCCTCTGGTGATTTCGCAAAAGGCAATATCTGTTGAGTATTGGGGTGCATGACCACACAATTGCTCAAGGTTACACCACTAATGGGATCAACTTCTGCCATCATATATTCATAGGATTGCAAATTAATCTCTACCGCTGGATTAGCTGCGTAACTAAGGGGCATGGAAGTACCCACAGGCATCACCCAGTTGAATCCATCCTCGGCGGGATAATTAGCCTGAAGTTGCCAGTCAAATTGAGCATAAGAACTGGCATCTCTTAGAATCGTTTCATGAGGATTTAGGGCAATCGTACTATCAAAATGCGCCTCAACAAATTCACCATCAGGTTCAAGTTTCAATTCAACATCATGAATAAGAAAAGGCGAGATAACAAGATTGGTCACAAATTCAAGGGTTTCTACTACATTAATCGTTTCTACTCCACTCAGGCGCGTATAGATAGAGCGCGTCGAATGGTCAATAAAAACCGTATCTTGAATATAGGCTGGACCAGCAAGCAATCGTTTCTTGGAAATAATCATCTGTTGAATATTGAAAAGGATACGCCAGAGGGCTTGCCGCGCTTTGTTATTGAGGCAACATGAACTTGAACATTCCTCACCACCAAAAATGCGAACACCATAGACGCGCTCCCGCATATTGGATATTAGAGCAAAGTCCAGTAGATTCACGGGCAGCGCATTGAGAGTTAACTCAAAATCATCTTTTACAATACGGCGATTGATATTGTAAGCATCAAAGAAGTCACTCATGGTTTAGACTCCCTATCATAAAGCCCGCCAACGCAGAGGGGGCAAAGACCAGAAGCACAACCTCTAACAAGTTGTAAGAGTTAGCAGAAACCAATAAATAGGGAACCAGTAAAACCAGGTTAATACGAAAAGATAGGCAGAAGGGACAAAACCACAGATACACTTTGTCCTTAACTTCCCAGACATAACCATTAATGGTATAAATGCCAAATGGTCTACGCAACCAATCAAATAGATTCAAGGGTCTGCTAAAAGGAAATTGGTCTGCGTCTTTCCAGAGGACAGTCCTCACCGAACTTGCCAGAGGACCCTCATACTCGATTGAGGCAATCCGTGCAAGGAAACCAATGGTTAGTAAATAGAGAATAAGTTCACGCATAATCACTCTGCCTAATGGTTGGATAGAGCGCCAAAAAACGCGCTTCTTCCTTAGAATGGACAAAAGTAATGCCTGATACGCCATGCTGAATCCAGTAAACCAGGTCTCGCAGGTAGACCACAACACTTCCGCCTTTAGGAGTAACCCTTACACAACGAAAGTTGGATTCAGAACAAAGTACCCGATCTGCATCGAAAATAATGGTGGCAGACTCTAATCCAGTATTCGGATTCACCGCAAAATGGGGTGATAGTCTGCCACCACTACGCCGCCGACTGCGACATTTCGAGCAATTAGCCATACATTAGGTCTGCACTGCACCAAGACGATAAACCATGATTACGGATTCGTCTGCGCCTGTGCTATTCGCGGTTTGGTCATCTGCCCTGATGGAGATGGAGATAGCCGTAGTCGTTCGCAAATATCGAACCAGAATCTTTTCGCCCTCTTCATCGGCAGTCGTAAAGAGGATAGCAGAACCCGTTACATTATAGACTTCGATGGAGCCAGATGCACCAGTTTGATCAACCTGAATGATAATCAGATAAGCGTTACTGGCTGCTAAATCCAGTTCGTTATTTACGGCATCAAACGTGATTGCCAGATCGTCCTGATTACCTGCCTGATCAGTTTGCGCCAAATCTAGCTTGGTTGGACTGGATACGGTTCCGGCATCAGCCTCAACATAACCAACCCACAGTTCGGGTTCATCACGATTTCGCCCAAACAGCATATTGGGGTACAAATGAATATCAGCCATTTACAACCTCTTTCTTAGGACGCCCGCGCCGCTTGGGAGCAGGCGATTCACTTAGTTTTGCTTGAAGTTCTTGAATTTGACGTTGCAGTTCCGTCACCACATCTTCCTGATGGTTCTGTTTAGAACCAGGGGGATAGATAGAGAGCAACATCTTACCTTCTTTAGTCCGTGTCCAATCCACAATTTGCAAGATTCGCTTTTCGGTCAGTTTTCGCAACGCCTGTTCTTGCTTGGCATCCTGGGGTTTATACTTGCGAATTTCATCTTGAACAATATCGCCAGTAGATTCCCCCTGTGGGGGGACTAGAACAACTAATCCCCCCGCCTTCACAGGTTGACCAGGCATGGGATGTGCCAGGTTATAGATTTCCATCAATTAGACTCCTGCACCCAAAGCACCACCCGCTACTACAGTTGCATAGTAGCCATCAGTAAAGGTAGCACTTTCCAGCATAGCAGGTTCTTCCAGAGGCACCGTAACCGATGTGATACGGCACTGATAGGGATTGGCGCGAGTCAGGAGGCGTCCACCCATCTTCACGAAGAAGTAGTAGCATTCCTGATTTTCCTGAATCCATCCATATCGGGCGATACCACCCAGACCAGTACGCATGGTCTGAATCTGAATATTGGCATTGTTGTTATTGCCAACATCCCAATTGATAAACTCATGTTCGAGAATATTCATACCACTGATAGACCGCACTAGAAGCTGAATTTCACCCGTAGCGGTTGTGTCATTATTGCTGGCAGTTGCCAACGCATCTTCAATCAGGACCGCAACCGGACGACCATCTACATTGAAGGTCTTATCCGAAATCAGCCGATTCAAACGCTCTTCAGCATCACCAGGCACCACATAGAGAGCAGCACCTATTCCCGTCACCATTGGACTGGCGGCTAGGTGTTCGGCAATCGCGTGCCAATGGGCAGTGGACATGACTACTGCCATATCACCATCGTTTAGAGTTTCTTGTCGGATAGAGAGGCGTTTGCGCTGGAAACGAACGGCACGGCGGATAGTCTGCACTACGTCACCAATGGTTGCCAGAACGGAACCATCAATGATCAGCGGATTAGCGAAGTCTACCGTACCACCAGAACCAGGCACCACACGAGCTAACACATACCCATTCACAATAATGGTATCCAGTCCATCATATTCCATGACAGAATTGGACACGTCGCCATAAATGGTTACATAGTGCAAGTGAGCCTGTGCGTTGATCATGGTCATTGCCACGCCCAGGTCTTCGTCATTCATGATTTTCAGACCTGCGTTGGGACCTCGGAAGTAGAAGCGTGGAGAACGTTCATAGGCGAACTGCATCACATGGGTTTCAAGGATATGAAAGGTAGGAGAAGTAAAACTGAAAGTTCCATATCCAACCTGGTACTGGAAGCCGTTCCATTTTGAGTCAGGACCATATTCGCATTCGGCAATATCCAGACCTGCCAGAAATGCCGCATAGTCTGTACCACCCCAACCATTAGGAGCTACCCATGAAATATGCGTTACAACCGCATTCTGCACATTGGTTTGAGAAGTGGGAATCCACCGGACCAGATCAGAACCAGGAGGCACTACATCAGAAAGAATATCTTCCTGCTGCCATGAGAAGGGACCGCTATCATAGAGCTTATTAGCCTGGGTATAGGGACCCACTAAAACATTACGGGCTTCTTGTCCGGATTGATACCAGTTATTACCCATCGCCTCATTGGAAAACTGACCCCAGGCGCGATTGATGCTTACAGGGTCTTTGAGATTATATCCATGATCCGCCGCATAACGCAGATAATCATGAATAAGTTCTTGTGGCAGACCTATAGGATTATAGTTCTGTGGGAGTTGAGTAACGGTCATCGTCCATTTCCTCTTGTGTTATACGCGCCAGGTGAACCCAACCGCGCACCTGAAACAGACGTGCGAGCGGGAACTGACTGCTCGGACTGAGAACGCACCACGTCAATTTCGGAACCAGACATAGCGCGTACACGAGTAACCGCCTGTTCCATCGCGGCAACATAATGCCGCGCATTCTCGATATTGGCAGTCTTAATGTCTTTGATTTCGCTATCAAGCGTATCCAATCGCCGCGTCAACTGCTGAACACCAGTTTCCACAGTTCTCAGCAAATCCAGAACTGCCTGATTATCAACGGTACGCAAAGTTTCTTCAGATTGCTTAAAGACTGCCGCAACTTCATCAGCATGGCGAGTGGTTCCGGCATCTTTCTTTGCCATTTCCTCTTCCATCTTTTTCTTCTCTTCGTCTGTCATTGCGCGAGTCTCTTCAACTTGAACTTCTGATTCCATGACTTTTTCCAGTCCTTTATAACTTACTCCATGTTTAGTGAACACACTCCGTGCGGGTTCTGCCAGAAAATTTGAGGGACGAATGGTAAGACTGTATTCCCCTGGGTGAAAGCGGACAATCTCGCGGCTGTTTTCATCTATCTCATAGAGTGTTGAGATAGCCTGTCCACTGCCACGAAGGAGTCCCATGTGATCCAGTTCATCAATGAAGTCCCAATAACGATTAGCTTCATCGATAGCAATTTGTACCAATCTTCCAGTAGGAGTTTCCTCCCCGATTCTTGCTTCCCCGATCACGGTAGACCGAATTTCAGGGAACAGCCCATGATCGAAATAGACAGGCATGACATGTCCGAGCCACCCCAAATCAGTATTCGGGGTAAAGCGTGTTCGGTGCAAATCCAATCCTCCGAGCATGGGTCCTTCATACGGAAAACCCAAATAATCGAAATAATGGATTTTCCCATCCACCTTTGAGCGTTGTAAGCAACCCCCTACACAGCGTATGGTATCCCCTACGCGCTCAATCACGAACTCATCTTCCATGTCTTTTTGACCTTTAGCTGCACTATATCCAATCTTGAATGCCTTTTCTTCACACTTTGGTCCAGAACCACAATCTGCCATCACATTATTGAAGGCGGCGACGAATCGCTTTCTCTGCTGAAGTGATAGTTTTTGGACACCAGTTGGCAAATCGGGGTCATTTGGACCGCCGTATGGCATAAAACCTCACACATACATTTGTTCTTACATTACTATAATAAACAATACCATCAGGCTCACAGTATAAAGGTCTTATATTTGTTTGGATTTTTCTTCCATTTGCCATTTACAGCGACCAATTCGTGTGACAAAGCCATAGACCGACAAGCGCTTGAGATGATAAAGACTGGCACTATTGGTCATATTGGCTTTAAAGCCCAATTCCTTGGCATTACGGATACCACGCAGGAGTTCGATATAAACAGTCACAAAATAGGCAGCCGTTGAAATGGAGCCAGTTTCCAGACAAACTTCGATAAACACCTGTCGCTGTTTATCGGTTTGCAAATACATCCTCTTAAAGTGGGAGGCTTGGGGCGCTAACTTGTTGTAAGCTGTCATGTTTTATAGTTTCTAAGTCTATACTACGATATTGACCACCAAGAGCAGAAAGCACTTCATAACGATGGTCAGCGATTTCGATATTAAAGATGATTCCTGTGGGTTGAGCAGAGAAGTAATCAAATAAGTGCTGTACTTCAGGAATGGCAATATCCATACCTCTACCAAGGGTGATATGAGGTTTCCAGAGTTCGGGTTGCGAAAATTCCGAAATACTTTCAGCACAGAGTGAAGCAAGGGTGAACAGATTGCTCTGGACGGACCCATAGGTAGAAGGAAGAACCTTTAAGTGAAGAGTCTGTTGATTTTCCTCATTAGTGAAGATACCAAGTTGGTCTATATCTACCGAACCCATGTGGTCTACCTTAAAGGTCTTCATAGCTTGTTGAATCTGGGACAGTCCCATCCATGAGAAGGTGCCATGCACGAGCGTGCAGTGGTAAGTTTCAGGACTTGCCCATTCAATACCACTAAAGAAGGGCTTAATCTTCTCATTCACCACATTGATAAGTTCGGGGCAATTAGCAAAAGAAAGCAGGAAATAACCCTCAATACCTTCTTCTTCGGTTACTTGTCGGATGGGGGGTCTTGAAATTAGGAAATCCGGTCTGCGTTCGGTAATCAAACCATACTGATTCATGCGGACCCATCCCTTCTGCATGGTTTCATCGGCACTGCGTTGAAGGGACATCTCTTCTCTGGCAACCACATCTGCCAACGTTACATTGGCAGGAATCAACATCTTTTTTTCAATAAAACCAATCCAGCGGTCCGCATCGAACTGCTGTTTTTCACTTTCAGGAGCATTCATCATAATGGTTTGGAGTTTTTCAAGTCCTTCAAGATAAGCCTTGAATGCGGCAGCCTGGTTCTGTAAGGCGCTCGTATCTGTTTCTTCTTCAAACTGGATAATACAGCGCGTTTTAGGGGTACGACCCATAAAAGGAGAATTGTTGATAAGACGCTCAACTGAACGAACGAAATAACTTGGACCTTTGAGGGTTGCGCGTTCTTGTGTAACTTGCTCAAGAGAGCGATTGGTTCCACGCGGATCATGCCAGAACTGTCCCAGTGGTAATCCAAGTGTAGAGGAAATCTCTTTGGCATAACGTGAAAGAAAATCTTCTCGATCAAAGTCACGCGGAATTTCAGAGAGTCCAAATCTGGCAAAATAATTAGAAAGGGGTACTGAAGCATCTGTGCGATCTACGGCAACTAATGGAATGTGCCATTTAGAAGGGTCTTCTCCGCTAGACATTGCCATTGACGCCAGAATTGCCTTTTCAACATTCTCATCCATGCCCTCGTCAACAAAGAAAATATCACGGATTTTTCTACCGTCCAGTTGCATCGAGTCATGTTCGCGGAGTAACCAATCCAGATGAGCAACAGGGATAAGATAAGGAATAATACCAACTGGAACTCCCGTTTTGCCAATGCGAAAACAATCCAGAAAGAACATATTTTCTTGAGGTATATCTCTTAACCCAGAGTACAAATGGTTATAGTTCCAGATAATGTTTTTTCTGGAATTTCTGGAATTTTGGGGTAAAACATCAGCAGAATCTATATATTCTAAGGGTTCCCAGTCATTATCAACCAGAATCTTGGAAGAAATCATACAGCGACCAATAGAGAGCCAGTCCATACACATACGGGACATAACATCTTCCCATCCTTCATGACGAATACCCAGTTCGTCCATAAAGTAGGTCCGATTCAAGCGATCTAAAACCCGTGACGCCTGACGGGGAGAACCAAGAATTGCCCACTCTCTTGAGGTTGCAATATTTATATAGGTATTGGTTGCGCCAGGGAGAATAGAATAGCGATGCAGCCAAATATCCCGAATACTCGCTCCGGTCTTAACCGCAGACTGGTAAGTGATACCCGATGCAAACATGGGTCGTTGCGCCACAAGTTGCATTCGACCAATAAAATTGCGAATGATTTCTTGATCAGGTTTTAACTTGCCTTCTGCCACTTTATCACTTACCATAAGGTTAGTATCACTTTATTTATAGAGTAGCTTATACTTCGGAAATAGGCAAGTGAAGAAAGTTTTAAGTTGAGATGAAAAACAGCAAGGAACTAGAATTAACCGAGCGCAACCTTCAAATCATTCAAATGAGTAAGGATGGTAGGGGCTTAAAGGCTATCGCCGAGCAGTTTGAACTGAGCGTATCACACGTAAATAAGATTATTGTAGATGCGCTAAAGATTGCCAGATTAGAATACGAAGATACCGCCAGGGAGTTATGGGTTAAGAATTATTATCGCACCGAGACCATTCTTGATCGCCTGATGGAAGAAATTTTCTTAGTAGAGGGCAAAGAAGGCACCAACTACGCGGCTATTGACCGCGTTGAGCGATATATCAGCTTGCAGAACAAAATGCTTTTAAGTTACAACGATATGAGCGGAATTCAGAAGGAACAGGGACAGTATAATCAAATTAATGTCTTTACTTCTGGGTCCGCAGAATACACCAAGTATTTAGAAGCCGCCCAGTCTGATCCAACTTATCTTCCTCCACTAAAGGTTATTGATGGAAATTGAGAAGTTTCAAGTACCGACCATTAAGGTTGGCGAACAAGACATTCCTTTTACTATTCAACGCGCACATGAATATGTCATCAATCGTTCTCAGCATGATCTAGCATTTTACTTTGAATTTCTTACTGGGTTTACAGCAACCAATTTCCAAAAGGAATGGTTTAGTCTTTATCAAAACCCGATGCTTTATTATATTCTCAATATTGCTTCACGTGGATATGCCAAGACGACCTGTACCATTGCAACGCTTTCCTGGTTTATTGGTCGCTACCCTCATTTCAGTTATAACATTACCTGTAGTAATGAGGACGCAGCTAAAAAACGGTTAACTTCTCTCAAGGATATTATTCTCTACAATCCGCGTTATAAAACCGTCTTCCCCTGGATTGAGCCTGATACCCGTAAGGCATGGAACGAGACCGAGATCAATATTGTGGATACGCGCATTCCTTATAATGCTTTTGTGCAAGCTAGAAATAAAACCCCCAATACGCCGAGTGTATTTGTGACCGGAGCAGGGGGCGGTTCGGTTACAGGACATCGCGTAAATGGGATTGGCATTATTGATGACATTCACGATTTTGAAGATGCCTACTCCCCCACTAAAAGACAGAGAAAAATAGATTGGTATCACTTTAATTATTTGCCCATCTTTATCGGAGGTGCCAAACGCATTCTGCTTACTACCCGATGGCACGCGGGGGACTTGGCAGGTGACATCAAGAACAATCCTTCTGTCTATACCATAACAGAAACCCCTGCGGAATACACCAATGAAGAAGGAGAGCGCATTTCTAATTGGGAAGAAGAATACCCTATTGAGAAACTTGACCAGATAATTGAAGTCAATGGACTAAAGTTTTATCGCGCTTCCTATCTAAATGATATTAACGCCTTATCCGGTGAGCGTTTCCAACTGGAATGGTTAAACAATCATTTGCCCGAACCCCTTCCAGAAATGACGCAAGTAGTAATTAGCGTTGACCCCGCTGTAACCGTGAAGAAAGCCAGCAACTATACGGCTATTTGTCTGTGCGGAACAGATGCACAGCAGAATCTTTATCTTCTGGGCTTATGGCTACGAAAGTTGCATCCCAAGGATTTGAGTATTCTGCTTCAGATTATCCATACTGATGCAGTGCATAGTTATGCTCGCTGCGATAAAGTTCTTATTGAGAAAGCCGGACAACAAACCCTAGTGGTTGAGCGTGTAATTGATGAAACTTCCAATCTGCCAGTTCTGGGGGTGAATTACCCTGGGGATAAAGTACAGAAGGCACAGTCTTTTGAGGTTTTGTGTAGTCGGATGAAGTTCTTTGCCGACTGGGAACAATCCTGGGCAAATCAATTGCGGTCTCAACTACTTTCTTTCCCCAATTCGGGTGCTGAGGGAGATGATGCAGTAGACACTATTGCTCAGGCGGCAAATTATCTCTTTACCAAGAATGTGATAAGAAGTTCCTTTAAGGAAATTAAAAACCCCTACATGCTGTAGAGGTCAATGGCTTGCTGAACTTCCTCACTGAAAAAACCCATCAATTCTTCAGAGGTATAATTACTGGGAGTATTTAGAAAGATGAGGAATGCCAAACCATGCTGAAGATGACCAATCGCCTCAAGAGTAAGATCAACCTCTAATAGTTCTTTCTCGCAGTATTCCTCCGCTCGAATTTCCGCTTCAATATCTACCAATTCTTTATAAAAGGTAGGCATGTCCTTAAACTGAGCGGTTTCGACAGTGGCATCATAGGCAATCTGAATAGACTGGTTCTGCCACTCGGTAAGTTGCTGGGCATGGGTACAGAGAACGGTTTCTTTTTGAAGGAGTGCAAACAAAAGACCAAGAAAAAGAGAAAACATTAGACAGTTTCCTTCATATTTAAATTCTCTTGAAGTTCATGAAGAACAGGAATAACTTTGGTGGTCATATCAGCAGAGAGTCCATTGGCAACCTCTAAGAGAGATTCGAGTTTGGTGGCGACCACTTTAATTTCGGCAATAATATCATTCTTGATACCTGTTACATTGGCATCATGGGTCTTGATCTCCACTTTTAAACTGTTTAGCACTTCTGCTTGCTGGACCTGAGTTTTGTTCTGTGCCTCAAGGTTAGTAATACCGACCTTCATTATTTTACCCAATTCATCAATATTGGTAGCAACCTTTGTGACCAATTCATTCACCGATAAAGAGAGTTGATGACTATCTTCATGAGTCTCTCTAAAAAGGTTAGAGACCTCTTCTTGCTGTTCTTTAAATAGGGAATGGCGTTGTTGGGATTCTAGCTTAAGGTAATCAAATCCGCGTTTCGCAATAAACTGTCCGAGTTTTAGAAAAGCCAATCCAAAGGAAGCCAAGCTGCCTACAATAGCAACCCATATTTGAGCATCACTCATGACTCACTTCTTTCCATATTCTACCTGTGGCAATCTGGGCAATATTGGAACGCGAGACATGGTATCGGTCCGCGATTTGTTGTTGAGAAAGTCCCTGCTTAAGAAGCGAGCGAATCTGCCGGACTTTCTCGTAGGTGAGGATGGCTTTACCATTTCGTATTCCAAATCTTGCTTTACGATTTTTCATTACTAACCTCTAAAAGCATCATATCACAGATTCAGGATTATAACTAGGAAGTGCCACTGGAAAGACTCGAACTTTCACCGCATGGTTCCTAAGACCATCGCCTCTACCAGATTGGGCTACAGTGGCATAATGTGTTAGGTAGGACTCGAACCTACACGCCGAAGCCGCAGTTTTACAGACTGCTCCCCTGCCAATCGGGGTTCTAACACATGCGGAAAGTATAGGGATTGAACCTATGCAACACAACGATTGACCACAGTTTAGCAAACTGGTGCTTTGCCACTCAGCCAACTTTCCCAACTGACAAGATTGGAATCGAACCAATATTATCTCGCTTAACAGGCGAGCGCATTGCCGTTATGCTACTTGTCACCAACGGAAGATGGAGGGATCGAACCCCCGCAACCTCTCGGTTGTCAACGGTTTTCAAGACCGCGGCATTACCGCTCTGCCAATCTTCCTAATGGAACTAGTGGGACTCGAACCCACACCATTCTTGTTTTGAGCAAGATGCCTCTGCCAATTGCGCTATAGTTCCATAAGTATTATAAGCTAATCTTCTTCCCAGAAGTTTGAACTGGCAGATTGACCACCCGTACGATAGAGATGGCGCTTAGTTCCCACGCTCAAACTCGAAAACGCTATAGCAACATTCTGAGATTCCCAATCTTGAATATTACCTTTGGGAACTGCCATGCTTTCGCCCTCGTTCCAAGCGTCCATATTTGCACCCATAAAAACGAAAGTCCATCCCTCATCAGTTTTGCGTTTCACCAAATCAGCAACCGCAGACTTTGAGAATTCCATTGAAGAATTTTCTTCTCCATCAGTGAAGACCACTAATAGAATGTCTTCTTTTTCCTTCAGGCTATTTTCGGTTTGCTTAACTGCCTTGCCGACAGAATCCAACAGTGGGGTAGACCCATTGGGACGATAAGTTTCTTTGGTAAGTTCTGGTATGTCAGCAACCTTCACATTATCAACCGGCGTATCAAAACAAAGACTGCTGAAAAGAATGAGCGAAAAGGTCGTTTTCTTAGGGCTGTCCTTTTTTAAGCCGTTGACATATTCATTGAATGCCTTAATAGTATTCTCTCGAATGGCACCCATTGAACCCGTTACGTCCAAAAGCATTACAATTCGTTGTTTCATGGTAGTTCTCCTTTTCAGATGAGTATACTCTCTTGCTTTGCGTCTAACAAGTGTGATAAACTAAATACAGTAGATAATTATGGAGGATGACCATGAAAAAGATTAGCGCGGTACTGGATTATAAGGAGATGACAATTCTTTCCTTTAGGCGAGAGCATACGCTTCACTTCCATCGGAATATTACAGAAGCCTCCAAGCGCAGATTTGCCAGAACCATTGCGCCACGCTGTACTGCCTTTAGATCAAGGATTGGTCCACACTTCCACCTCTATCGGATTGATGCTTAGGATTGTCCCCAAATGTGTGCATGGGGAACTGAAAAACACATCTATGTCATCCGTTTGACATTTCGTTTACGCCATACTCGCGCCAGCGACGCTTATAACCACTTTTTAGGGTCCTACGAGTAGCAACGAATTCATCAACAATGGATCGATCCAGTGTATACCATAAGTCATCTATTACCCACTCAGTCTCTTCTTCATTATAGTATTCCTCAATTACCACAAAGATAGTTGTCATTGTTTCCTCCTACTTACCAGGTAAAATTGAGTTTGCCATTCCTGTCTTGAAAAGCAATAACCCAACCGCGAAAATGCCAATATCCGTCTATTAGTGGTAGCACTTCATCGTACTCGTGGTATTCCAGTGGAAAAGGGATAATATAAAAGATAATCCAGCGGACAGTAGCCTTGAAGAGCCTTATCAGTGATCCTGTGTATTTATTCATCATTGCGTATTCCTGTATCTTACTTCTTCAATCTTCTCTTCTAGATTTTTACGCATCATACTTAAGATAACGCATAAATCCTGTATAAGTTCACCAAAATGATAAGCGCCCCGTATTGAATTCCCGCTATAATAAGCATCTTCCAAAAACGTAACTTCACCTTTAATGGTCTCTACCCGTTTCTGATAATCTAATAACTCATCTTCTAACATAGAACCTTATCCTTAATCAGCTTAGATAAGTATACCACTATTTCGTATTTGCGTCTAACAGGGTTGGAAATGGTATAATGCAAGCATGTGCACTTGGGGAACCGACAAACTTATTTATGTTATCCAGCGGAACAACCCCTATGTCCCTCGTGGCTGGCATCTTATGGCAGTTGATGCTTGCATTGCAGAATATGTCCAATGTATGAATGCCCTCGGCATCATTACCTGCGGGTGCTGCTGTGGGCATTATCAGGCTCCCTCTATCGTCCTCGTAGAACCTGAATCTACTTCCCTTATGGTTCTCTATGGGTATTCCTATGAAATCAATGAGGACGGGTTGCTCCTCCATACTATCCCTAAAACCGTATAGATTCGCCATTTTCCAACTTTTCAATTAACCGTCCCACATATTCCTGTTTTTTTACGAGTGCCCCTTGGTGGTCTTTGAGAATCTTAATGATCGTTGGTAGATTTTCCTTATATCTCAAATTATGCTCATCGTAAAGTCCAAAAACTAGATAATCCTTATAGCGGTCAATGTCCCCTCGAAGATCCATTATAAAATCCACTAAAGTTTCATCTCGATAGGATGCTACTATTTCGCTATTGGTTATACCATACGTCATATGATCAACTACCCAAGATAGGGCATTGATTATTCCAACAAGTTCATAAATATCCTGAAACTCTTTGTAGTAACTCCCAATTTCTTCGGTCATTGTGCTTTCCTATGCTCATTGCCGTTTCTATATTATGCGACTAACAATGGAGAAAAACAATGAGAGATTGCTTGAGATGCAGTAACAGCTTTCCCTACTAACACTCCTGAAACTTTCACGCTTATAGCCTTGCCCGTTTGCGCTTACTTCACTATGCCCTATTGGTTTGTATCATTCACCTACTAGCACATGAATAACAAAGTAGACTAGTCTACTGTTGTATAGGCTAGTTGTGTACCATACAGACACATTAGCATACCTATGACATGGCTATCTGGTAGCCCGCATGGGCGCTCGTCTCTTAGTGGCGCGTACATAGGGAACACCACAGGGGATTAACTCACGTCGCCTATGTACTGTGCGCCATGTATCCCTTACGATTAGAACATAGTAGAACAACAGATTAGAGTTTTGTATTGTACTATAAGAGGTACACTAAACCACTTGACTATATGCGGCGTATATAGTATGATTAGATCATAGTCAAGAGTATATAGAAAGTGGAGTATAGAACATGACTACCAGAAACACACAATTAGCACTCTGTATCATCCTGATCGCGGTAATCCTCTTTGTGGGGTACATGTTAGCGACCACGCACAGCACGCACTACGTGGAAAACACCACAGGGCACAGTATCACAGTCAACGTATCATGCGCGAATGGTGCGATGGCACAAGTGACCATTGCAGCACACAGCACTATTGAAGTTAATCAGTATTGCAACTAGGGGTAATGCCCCTGTCTCTACCTTATAAGGGTAGACTGATGAGTCTCTATAAGACGAAACAGGAAAAGCACCAATAAGGGAGTTATAGGCACATGAATACGCAAACCATCAAAATCAGAAAAGTGGGTGGCAAGAATGCAGTAGTAAGCCATACCGGAATGTCCACTAAGGCTAGGTTGCTCATCGTACTAGTGATTGTTGTACTCGTGGCTACACTGGCAATCATGGCAACCAATAAGCCACATGCCACTGCAATCAACACATCAAACATGACACAACAGATCACATTCCAATGTTCTGATGGGCATATAGAGAAAGCCTTTATCATGCCAGGTCAAACCCTTGACTTGACTGCTATGTGCGAAAACTAGTATTTCAAATCATGTAATACCCTAGCTAATAGACCCCTTAAATGGGGTTTTTGGGGTGAAAGCACCTATATAAAGGAAGAG